TCAATAGTTTGTTCAATTTCTATTTCATTTGTAGTAGTTGGTAACATTTCTGCTACTAATGTTTCATTATCATCTGTATTATTTTCAATTTCTATGTTTTGACTTTCTACAGGTTCAACTGTTTCAATAGTATTTTCAACTACTACAGTTTCAAACACTGTTTCACCTAATACTTCTGTGTTTGTATCATTATCAACCAATATATTTTCACTACTTGTTGTTTCTGTTGTATTATCCACATCAGTAGTATTTTCTATAGTTTCTTCAACTATTGTAGTTGTATTGCTAACTATTGCTAATGTTTCTTCTTCAACACTAGAATTATTATCTCTATCTCTACGCTGTTCTGTTTCAGTTGTGTTGGTAGCCAATACTTGTTCTAATATATTCGCTGTGATGCTATCTGCCAATTCTTTTTCTTTTTCTTCTTTTTCTTCATCAGCAGTAGCACTATCAGCAATAGATAATAACTCTTCTAATGATAATGCTTCGCCACCTATCACAGTTGGTCCAGTATCGGCAACAACAGTTGGTTCTGTTTGTGTTTGTTGTTCTTCTGTAAACGTTGGTTGCTCTATTGTATTGTTAGTTTCTGCTACATATGTTTCTGTTGGTGTAGTAGTGATACTTTGTATGATACAACTTGTATTACTTGGGTTTACAGTACAATCAGGTGCTAATACTTCAGGTTCAGGAGGTGTATATGTAAACAAATATGCTGTATTATCAAACTGATTGCTATTTGTTCCTGTGTAAATTTGCTCAAACTGTCCTTCTGTACCTTGTATGCCTATAGTAAATGTATGAGCAAATACATTCACATCACCATAGTTGAATAATATGTTATTGGTACCTTCAAACAATGTAATCTCAAAAGTGTTTAGTGCATTAGTATCATAAAACTCAAGTGTGTTATACCAACCAACTGTAAATACATTTTGACCATCTAAAATATATGACTTGTAATATGGGTTTTTACCATCTACACTAATGAGATCAGTCCATAATGCGCTTATACTATTGTCCATACCAAACGATGGCAATTGATTACCCTGGCAGCACATACTATTCAATCCATCAAATGTGATGAACCCATTATTACTGATATTGAGATCATTGAACTTAGTACCATAAAACTCAAAATCAAAGCCTATATTGATGTTTGTGGCAATACCGTCATCAGCAAGATTTAGGTTAGTGCCACCAGTCTCGTATAAGTTTTGTAATGGTGGCTTGACCTCGACAGGTGTGACGGTATAGTCCTGGCTGTATGCAGGATATACTACTAGCAATAATAAAGTTGCTAGTAGTTTTTTCATCCTACTGGATCCGCTAGTGGCATCTCTTCTGTATTTTCTGCTTTAGTCTCGTCATTACTGCCGAAAATACTACGGAACCAACCTTTCTTTTGATCTGGACGTTCTTGTTTATTTTCAGTCCACTGTTGTGTGGCGTCCTTACCAATTTTACCCATATATGGGCAAGGTGTACCTGCCATTTCCATAGCCTTGAATACACGCTCATCTTGGCACATTAGTGAAACTGCTGCTACTTTCATACCCATATCGTAAAGAGTTTTGGATAACTTCAAGCGTTCGCAGTTCATGTCACGCACAGCCTTACCTGCGCTCATACCAATAACTTGTGTCTGAACAGCACCGCTGACACCACTCACGCAAACATCTTGGCTATATGTGCTGATCATTGGAGCGATAGCACTTGCTGGTGGAGCCTTGATTTCTTGCTCTACCTTTGTGATGTTTTCATTACGGTTGATGTTTGTGTTTGTGTTTTCTGTCTTTACATTGCTTTGACTAGTGCTTTCGCTCTTGTTCACATTCTCGTTTTTGTTCACTGCTGTGCTTGTGCTGACATTGACATTATTATTGTTACTAGTTGAAACACTTTCATTTTTATTGACATTAGTGTTGTTGCTAGTAGTGGTATTGACATTGTTATTATTGTTTGTATTTGTGCTTACACTATTGTTATTATTAGTGTTTGTTGATACCGACACATTGTTGTTATTATTTGTGTTGTTGCTATTGATCGTGCTGTTATTTGTGTTGGTATTGTTGCTAGTAACTGTACTAGTATTGTTATTTGTGTTCACATTATTACTATTGATTGTAGTATTGTTTGTGTTCAAATTGGTATTGGTATTGTTACTAGTTGTATTGTTATTATTGTTGAATGTCTGTGTACCACTATTGATATTATAGTTGGTATTTGTGTTGTTGTTTGTGTTATTGTTAGTATTAGTACTGGTACTAGTATTCACATTGTTGTTATTGTTAGTATTAGTATTTGTACTATTGACCGTTGTGTTGTTTGTATTATTATTAGTGTTTGTACTAGTAGTATTATTCGTATTGAAATTAGTATTAGTATTATCACTAGTAGTGTTATTTGTATTCACATTGGTGTTAGTATTGGTACTAGTACTAGTATTGAAGTTAGTATTAGTATTGTCACTAGTACTTGTGTTTGTGTTCACATTAGTATTAGTGTTTGTGTTGGTACTAGTATTTGTATTGAAATTAGTATTTGTGTTATCACTAGTAGTTGTGTTGGTATTCACATTCGTATTAGTGTTAGTATTGGTATTAGTACTAGTATTTGTATTGAAATTTGTGTTGGTATTATCACTAGTTGTTGTACTAGTGGTAGTATTCACATTTGTATTTGTATTGGTATTGTTTGTTGTTTCCGTTGTGGTATTTGTATTGTTATTTGTGTTGGTTGTGGTAGTTGTATTAGTAGTTGTTACTGTACTAATAGTTTCTGTAGCCTGACCATAGGCAACGGAAATTGTGCCGAGGCTTATCATAGCCCAGACAACGAACTTCTTGGATAGATTCATTGTAATATTCCTATACGCCTTCGCTTCGCCCAGTTATGGATCCAGCAACGACTCAATGCTATCCCTTATTATTTTTATTAGTTAGGATAGACTTTTATATAGTAATATTTATGATAATATGGATATGAAATATATCAGTATTTGTTTAGTTTATGTTTTAGTTGACTAAACAATTCAGGGTCAAGTGTAGATAAATCTTGTACCCATTGTTCTAAATCAATTTGACGCAAAGCCCTGCGTATTTCAGCAGCCTCACGATCATAGATATCAAGATCGTCCCACTCTGGCTTAGGCCTGACTAACATACACTAATAGTCCTAATAGCAAGGTTATTGATAAGATAATTACTACAAAAGTTTTATATTTTACTTTATATTGAAGCAAATTTTTCATAATTTCTTTTCTAACTGACTCTCGTTGAAGATATGTAACATGCCCGGAAATGTTTCAAACTCAAATACATATCGTACCTGACCCATTGTAGTCACAGCGATGCCTACAATAAAGCCATCGGCTTGATAACTGCCGCCAACTTTGCGAACAAAGTCGCCTACTTTGAATTTGAATTCTGGTTCAGCAATAATAGTTGTCATACGTAATCCTTTAGTCCAAAATGTGCGCGAATCTTGTCACCGAAATCTTTGTAAGGATAGTGATGGTCGCTAGCAGCAACTTTAGCGCATTCTTCTATAATGCCTTCGGCAAATCTTTGTAGTGTGTCAGTATTGACTTCGGGGTAAAAACTGCCCCCTGCATTGAGGGCAATTTCATAAACTTTTTTAGTGAGTTGTTTAGGTTTGTGATTCATATAGTTATTATATGATCACACTATTATAAAGTCAATAACTTATTTGAAGAAAGGTAAAAATGCTTTTACTTTATCAATATGTTTTTGCAAATATTTTTCTTGAAATGATTTTGCAAAACTAGGTTGAGGGAAGTTCCAACCAATGAATGCACCGACTAGTATCCAAAATAGTGTTTCTAACATAATAGAATCTCCTATTAGTTACACCAACTCTGCTTCTTTTCACCAAAGTAAGCACGGGCATAACCATTTTTGATCAATAGTTCTGATAAACGTTGGCCGTCTACAAATACATCGCCCAATACACGACCACCAAACTTATCGTGGTCTTTGATTTCAAATTGAATTGTCTTTGCTTTTGCTACCGCATCTTTAGTGAATGCGCTAGCCTTTTGTGCTAGTTCATTTTCACTAGGACATTGTGCGCGACCACCTTTCTCTGGTGTGTCAACACCCAATACACGCAATGCCAATACTGGCTTTAGACCTAGATATTGTTGCATAAATGGTGCTTCAAACTGTATTGTGTCACCGTCACTTACCTTGACAACTTTATAGTTGTATAGAGTTTGTGCTGATACACTCGCTGATAATGCGGCTAATGCCAAAATTAGTAACTTTTTCATTTGTCGTCTAAGTCTCCTGCAAAGCCAGTCATATAACGACTACCCTTGATTTTTGGTAGTTCTGGTTTCTTGAAATCTTGCTTTAGTGCAGCCATGAAGCCTTCTAGACTATTACTTGCTTGTGTTTGTAATGCTTCTTTGTCTTGTGGATTTAGACCCATATACTTTTTGACAAACATAACAATTTCAGGCATACCCAACTTTGCTTTCTTACCATCTTTAAAAGTAATAGGATAATTACCGTCAACATCCAATGCTTTACGCAATTGCATTAAAATGTGAGGAACTTTATCAGCATCTGGATCTTCTGGCTTATCCATAACATCGTCAAGATCATCCTGACTTCCTGCAAGTTTCTTTGCTTCAATAACTTCAAAAATCTTCATAATAATTCCTCAACTATATGTATATATTTATGCCCAGGGATCAGTAACGACTAATGTGCCGTCACCGCGTTTCATCACGTTTTCAGTATGTGCATCCCAACCCCACTTGTTTTTTCTACCTAATTTGTAAAGCAAACTAAACACTTGAAAAAACTTCTTGTATGTCTGTAAACTATCAAGGTCGATGTTTTTGAATTTTTTACGAAAATCTGGAAAATTAATTAAGTTATTATATGCTGTATTCCAACTTTTGTCAATCTCTCCCGACAAAAACCATACAACATATTCATCCAATGAGCCCTTTTTAATGGGATAAAGTTGTTCCATATTAAACTGTATAAATGGAACGCCACCCAAATTAAACTTTAAAAACTCTCGTCCGTTTACTTTTTTAAATCTGGGCAAATTTTCTATTTCTGGATGTTGTTTAGCAAACTGATAAAACGTCTGCATACGATTGATGCTCATATCTGGGTCAAGTTCGGGCATAATTACTTTTACTACGGTACCCAAATCTTTCATCCATACGTTTGCATCTATGCCCGATCCTACTTTTTTATAGCCTGCATCACGAAATCTAGCATTGACATCTTTACCCAATTTATCCCTGCGTACTTCGTCAACTGATTCTTCATTAGTTTTCTTACGTCCTTGACAATGGGCACGTTGACTGAATCCTTTTGGATTGTTACAGTTGATACTGCGCTTGTACTTCGCAGACCATTTTTCTGATATGAATTCATTACTACGCATTATTTTCTACCAATCTTCATATAGCGAGTGTAATCTGTTTCTGGATCTTCCAGTTCTTTTTTACCTAGATAGTTTATGCTAGTCATTGGAAACATATCATCAAACTGTTCCATATCAGCAATTTTAGTTTTACTACCACTGACACTATCACGACCTTGGACAACGACCGGCATACCTTCTGGCACAGCATCGTACCAATCTGTACTCATATCATTGATGCTTGTGTTGATTACTATACCGGGTTTATCATAAACTACATCTTTGGCATCTGTATGTAAAAATATTAATTGACCATTATTAAATAATGGTCTTAATAAACGTTCGCTGGTCTTTAATACTTTATCGTCAATATCTATCAATACGATATGATCAAAGACGATGCCGGCTTTTTGTAAGATATATGCTAGATTACCATACCAACTACCTAATACATAGATAGTTCTTGCGCATTTATTACCTAAACCTTCTTTTAACTTATTTGCCAACCATTGCTTACTAGTCACTAGATCGTCTGTTAAACTTCCTTCTAGTGTATTTGGACTTGCCTCATTAGTAAGATCACGTATGCGCATTTCATTACTGTCTATCTTTTTTAAGAACGCTCTTAATCATCCAACCATGTTTGCCATGAGCATCAATTCGTTCTGCTAGATAATTTTCAATGCCTCTTTGATTCTCTTCACCGGCTATGACAAAGCATTCTTGTAATAAACTTAATAATAATTCGTTGTCGCTCTGCAATTCAGCAAACATAAGTTCAGCACGTGGTACCATAGTTTGATCGGGAAGTATTGATAATTCTTTGTAACGCTCAAAACTACCCGGTGTATAACTATCAAGTATACGAATGTATTCTGCTGTTTGATCTAAACTTGCATAAACTTCTTCGTATAATTTACCGAAAAATTTATGGTATTGCGGGAAGTTTGGACCTTCAACATTCCAATGAAAATACTGTGCCTTAATAACAAAAGCATATGAACTTGCTAATAATACTTTTAATTTGTCTGCTAACATGTCAGTTTACCTGTATAAATGCGTCCATCAATTTTCTTGCTTCACGGAAATTTATTGCATCGCATTCAAATACTTTAATTTGACCACTTTTGCATTGTACTTCAAATTTATAATGTCTCATTTGTTATTCCCCTGATCTTTTTTACAAATTTCATCACTTACTTTTGTTTTCCAAATTTCTGGAAATATTCCATGTACTAATAATATAAATGCCCAACGCCATGCTCTTTTTAAATGAGCAAAATAACTTATATTATTTTCACTTAAGTGTGTCAAAATTTGTGTCCTTTAATTCCTTTTAATATTGAACTTTCTTTTGGTGCCTGTCCTGCTTGTTGCTTTAACTTTTTAGCATCTTCAATATCTTTAGGAAGTGCTGCCATTGCAACATCAACAGGATCAACACTTTGCTTACGCAAACTGATATCATATGCTGCTGATTTAGGACCTTGATATTCTGCATTAGGATTTGGTATTGGTCTTTCTTTAGCAGCCTTTTCTTTTTCTTTTTGTGCTAATTTTTCTGCACCCTTTTCAATATTCTTATCTAAAAATTTTTGTAATATTTCCATTTCGTTCACCTTTGCTACCATTTGTCTACGTTGTGGATAGTAAAAATTCATGCCTTCTTTGCCATGCTCTTGTCTAACCATCAAACGTTGAATTTTTTCTAAATCTTCTGGACTGATCTTACTATCAGGATCTAATCCTAATTCACCAAAAGTATTTTTTATATATGCGTCAGTGTCATTGTTGTCACTTGGTGGGGCATATTTATTGATCAATTGTCTACCAGTCATACCCCTTTTCAATGCATCTAATTCTAGTTGTCTACGCATTGCTTCTTTACCATCTTCAGGACTATTAAATATAGCAAATCCATTCTTATCAAACCCAACTGCTTTATCTAATACATATCCTGGTTTGCGTAATGCATCTGTACCTCGTAAGTTTCCTGGATTGTTTCTAACATCAACAAACTTACTATCAGAACTTACACCGCTATCAGGATATCTGTTGCTGATACGTGGTTCTGCCTTAGGTTCTATAACAGGAACTTCTTTAGGCACTTCAATTTTAGGTTGAGCGATGACCGGCTCTTGTACTGCTGGCCTATTACGATTATAAACGATATCACCTAATGTATCACCTTTTTGTACAGTATAACTGTCCCCAGATGGCAATGTAATTTTTTGTCCTGGATAAATTAAATCAGGATTTTTAATTTGATTTGCTGCTGCAATTTGACTAATCAAATTTGCATCATATTCCTTTACTGGTTGTGGTTGTTGATTTGTCTTAGGTTGTAACTGTGATTGATTTTTAGGATCAGCGAACCAAGCACGTTGAATACTTGTATCTGTTGGATCTTTCGCAGTTTCGTCACCGGCAAAATATTTACGCATAGTAGCAATACGCTTTGTGCCACTTTTAACTGCGCCGGCAATACCTTCATCCATTTCATCAGGTTTTAATTTTAGTTTACGATATGCTTGACCCATACCACCCGGGGTATTAATAGTTTCTTTTACTTTTTGTAAGTTTTGAGCATGTACAAAATACAATGTACCATCTTCTCCTTTAATAGTAGTTTTTCTTGTTTTTTCATCAAAATTCACAACTGTACCTTTAAAGTTAGGTGTTGTGTCACTAAATTTTGTGATTATTTTATCACCTTCTTTGTATAATGGAGTAGTACCAAATATTTTTTTGAATTCGTTGTCTCTTTGTTTCAATGCTAAAAAGTTACTAACTTCTTCTAAAGGATCTGGCATCCATGTTTTATATTGTCCTGCAGCAGGTACATCGTCAAATGATGGAAGTGTTTGATCCCATGTTTTATATTGACCCGGCTTCATGTCAGGACTTGCTGTTTGTTTTGGTGTTTGAGCAGCAGGTTTTTTAATACCTATGTCTTTATAATCAATATTATATTTGCGCATTAATGCATTCATTTGTCTCTGTTGAATATCCATATCAACAGGGTCACCACCTTTAGCAATTGATTTAAACAATTGTGCTACAGTATTGATTGCACCTAAACGACCACCTGCCTCGTCAATTTCTTCTTCTCGTATTGGGCGATTGCCTAGATAGTTTTTATAAAAACCTGTGTTCAATTCTTTTGGCTTTTTCTTTCCTAATCTACTGTTTACGTTTTTGATATCTCTAGCAATTGCCCACTCTTCGCCTTTTTCTTTTCTATCACGTGGAATAAAGTTTTTATATTCGTAATCGTCTTTACTAGTTCCTGGACCTACTTTGTGCGGGTTTTTATTGAAGCCTGCTTTAGGTGGTTTATCCCCCTCGCCTAATCCAGTACCACCAACTGCACCTGCGCTGTAGCCTTCTTTAATGCCTCTACCAATTGAACTAGTTGGCTTATAATTTTTAAAATATTCAGGATTATCTTTCATAGCCAGTAATCCTTCTGCACCTGCTGATACTGCTTGTGCGCCCAAATGAGGTATAAGACCAGTAGTAGTTGCAACACCTCTTAATGCTGCCCCTGTATAATCTTTACTACCTAATCGTTTTTGTAAATCTTTGTAATCATCGCCAACAGTTAATGCTGTTGCAGCAGGTAAAATTCCCTTACCTACAGTTTTTGCTACTTTCTTAACAGCACCGCCTGTTGGTTGGGGAACTGCGACTGCATCTGTATTTTCAAATGGCATTTCGGGCTGATCGTATTCAATCTTTTTTGGTCTTTGTGGTATTACTGCGTCTGTTGATCTATCTCTTGATCTATCTCTATCGATAGGACTATTTGGTTCAGAAACATCTGCACCTGGCGCGCCTAAAATATCTGGTTCTGACGATGTACCTATTGGAGGTGTGCCACCGGTTGGTCCGTCTAAAGGCGTAGTGCGTTCTGCTGTGTCGGCTCCCGGTGCACCTAAAATATCACTTTCAGGTTCAACTGCTGGTTGAGATGATTGTGGTGGGGGAGGAGGTGTCTCAACTTTATTTGGCGCACTTGCGGCTGGTTTGTTAGGAGGAATTTCTGCTTGTGCAGGTTTTGGTTTATCGGCATCTTTACCGATTAATTCTTTAAACTTATCTTCTATACCCGCATACATTTGTGAACCGATTCCGCCAACTATACCTGCTGCTGCGCCTAAACCTGCTAGTTTTCTACCAATTGGTGTCTTGCTAGCAACCTTTGCTACATCACTAGCCTTGTCACCTACGTTTCTCCAAGTACGAACATCAGGTTCATAACCTTTTTTACCTATCTGCTGTCCTAAAGTTTGTGGTGGTTCAACAGACGGTGTAGGTTTTTTAGTTGCTTTTGGTTTAGTTGCTTTTGGTTTAGTTGTTTTTGTTGATGCCGGCTGAGTTGTTTTAACAGGTTCTAACGCACCTGTTTCTGGATTAACTCTTGCTCTTGGTTTATCTTTTGTAGGTATTGCAGCTGGTTTTTCTGCTGCTTGTGAGGCAGTAGGTGCTGCCGTATCTGGAGCCTTACCCTTCGCTGCATTGACTAAATCGCTAAATTTTTTATTAACCTGCGCTGCATATTCAGGGTCATTCATATATTTTTCAATTTGATCTGCTGCCAATGCTCCTAACGGACCACCTGTAATTCCGCCAATAACTTTGCCTTTCCAGCGTGCTTCTTCTAATTGTCCTTGCATTGCAAGAAAATCTTCATACATTTTAGTTGCTAAATCAATTAGATCGCTTGTATCAACATCAGGATAGTTTTTCTTAATATCATTTTGATTACTTGCTAACCACTTTGTTGCCTGACCTATCCATTCTTCAGGAGATAAGTTAAAATCTTGAACTATTGGTGTCTTTATATAACGCTGTAATAGCATTTTTTCGTCAGCACTACCTTTAGGGTTTTGACGCACAATATTTTGTATTTGGCGTGATGCTGCTTTGTCTAGACCTTCAAAAATTTTACTCATTTTTTATCTCTGCTACTTTTAGTTGCCACATTCTTTGCTTTGCCACTACGTTCTGGATTAGGATCTTCTCTGCGCTTTCGTGCTGCTGCGCTTGCTCGACCTTTCTTTCCTAAACTATGTGCCTTACTCTGTGGCAAACACTTTGGCTTGCCCTCGCTACTACTGCCTCTAGCACAATCACCTCGAATCTTTCCGTCTGGTCCAAAACGAACCCACTTTTCTTTGAACCATTTGCGTAAATCTTCTTCTAATTCTTGTTCACTTACTGGAACACAGTTTGGAACCATACGACCACCTTTAGACTTCATGCCTTTCTGTGTGTATCCTTTCCAACATGCTTCTAGTATTTGACGATATCTCATTTTTTACTCTTGTTGCCCCAGTTACTTGCACCAACTTTACGGCACTTGACTAATGCGCCGCTTGCGTATGCTGAGGGCCAAACTTTATAACGGCTCTTTACTTTGCTATAACAAGCATCTTTCTTTTCATTCATCAATGATTCATCTACTAATTCGCCGCCACAGTGTGGGCATTTTTCTTCAGCAACTTTAGACATTCCGCCACTTAGTTTAGCAACTGCACTTCCTTTTAGGTTAGCACCTTTGCCTACTTTATCGCCTCTTGGGCTTTCACCGCGTTTACCAATATGTGATGAACCTAAATTTTTGACTAATGATTTGACATAAGCCTTTTGTGTTTTTGGACCGCTAGGTGGATATACTTTGACTACGTTTCCTTCGTCATCAACTCTAGTTGTATAATGGTCTCTTCTTGCCTCGGCTAAATGTACTGTTGCCTTCTTACCCTTTCTTTGCAGTGAGCGTGCTATATTATTTGCTTGCTGTTGATCAGGAAAAATTTTCCATACTTTGCCGTCTATTGCTACAGCATAATTATTTTTTTCGTGACGTAACTCTTGCTCAATTTCTCTACGCTTGAAGTCACTAATCTCTTGAACTTGTCCACCTGCAATAACACCTGCACCTTCTGTGGCTGCATGATGTTCTAAACTATCTGCTACACTGTTTAGATAATCACTAGCGAGTGTGATATATGATTGCTGCCAACCCATTAGACCTTCATCTTCTGTACGATTTTCTATAATCTTATAGATACGCATTGCATCTTTAGCAGCAGCATATAGTTCGCTACGTGCCATTTCTACTTCATGGTCACGACGATCTTTATCATGCGGAATAAAACTAGTATCTTTCATGCGGCGCATGCCAGGTAACACAATTAAATCATCTTCTTGTAACTCTGCTTCACTTACAGGAGGTTTACCTAACTTTTTAGTAAAATAATCTTTAGGTTGACCATACTTTTTCATGAAGTTTCCTGCATCTAAATGCTGAATATCATAGGCCAAATCTTTCATTTTACTTTCGCTGATTTGATTAGCGTACTTCTTTTTGTTTTTTATAACTTTAGGACTTTTAGGTGGAGTTTCGCTTCTTGTTTGAAGTTCGCCTAATGGTTTTGCTACTGACGCTACTGAACCTGCGACTGTACTTTCAAATATTTCATTAAATTTCATATAAGTAATCCGCAATAATATAGTATTTATCTATATTTCGGATATCCGCTACACAAAAGAAAAAGCCCCTTTCGGGGCTATTTCTGTTACTTGCCCTATTAGGCTTTCTTTGCTTCTTGTTCCTTGACGTACATTGGGCCAATGTTATCCATCAAGTACTGCTGATTCTCCATGCAGAATACATAAGAACCGCTATGACGCAATAGAACTCGCTTGTCAACCCAGATACGGCCACCAAGATCGCGCCAGTTCTCACAGAAAGTCCAATCTTCAGAATAGTAACGATTCTGACGAACTGCTGTATCAAAATATGTCTTTAAGTGTTGATCGTATTTAGGATCAAGACCTATATCATTCTTATATTGTTTTACTGCAGGGTGACTCTTCATCTTTTCAAATACGTGCTTCTTCATCAATAAGAAGCCTGTACCTGCCTTGCTAACTTCTTGTAGACCATCTGGGCCTTCTTCTGCACCGTCAAATCCGTTTACTACCCATTTGATAGGCATAGTCTTCATTGGGTACAGACCACCAATTACGTCTACATCTCTGTTCAATAAAACTAGCAAGTGCCATGGTTCCCAGCCAATATCAGCATCTACGAAAAATAGATGTGTAGCATCTGGCATATCTAGAAACTTAGCAGTAAGAGTATTACGTGCGCGGCTGATCAAACTTTCGTTGACCATAGTTTCTAATGTCCAGTCAATACCAAGTTGACGGGCAGTATTTGCCCATTTAATAAATGACATGAATGTTGATTCTGTCAACATTCCGCCATAACAAGGCATAGCAATATGTACGCGAGTAGTACGTAGAAAATCTACGTTTACCTGCACTTGATTTTGACCTGTAGCAGGTGGTGCAGCATTTTGTTGCTCAACAATCTCTTGCACCTTCTCTACTGGTACTGTCTTCTCTTCATTCTTTTGTTTTTTAGTGGCCATATATCCTCTCGAAAATGTAAAGATATTTACATCGTGAGAGGTGTGTGAAATTATTTTTCTGGTAGATAATCAGGTGTTTTGTTTTTATTTTCAGTAAGTCCGGCAATACCCATACCAACACCGGCACTTGCTAATGTATACTTTATAGTATCTTTCCAATTTCTTCCGTTTATTCTACTTACTAGTGTAGGGACAATAGTATTCAGTACACCTTGTAATAGCATATTAGTTTGCTGAGGATTTAGTCCCATAGTTTGTGCTGAGTTCAAAACTCCGCCGGCTAGTAGTGCTGCTACTGTAGTAATTATTCCACCTTGAAGATATGGATTTTCTTTTCCTTGTTTGAAAACATCTAATAATTTTTTCTTTATGCTAATATCATCAGCCTTATTCATTAGACTTCTGGCTTTGTCTACATAATCGTCAACTTTTTCTTTTTCAACATGGTTAATGAAAGGTTTATAAAAGTCAAAAACTGTCTGAGTGAGTTTGTTTGATACATCTTCGCTTATTGTTTCTGCGACACTATTTCCCATACCAGCATCTAATAATTTAACAACGTTTGTTGCTAGTTTTTTATTCTTTTGTGTAGTAGGATATAGGCTCATAACCATAGCAGTCTTTTGTTTGTCATTAAGTTCTGGCCATGTGTTGCGTATTTCTGTTGCGCTTTTAATTCCGGGACCAAAAGTTATAGTTGGTAAGTATGTGATATATGCTTGTTTACCAAATGGTAATAAATTTTTGCCGGTATATGGTTGAAAATAACTAGGTGTGCCATCTTTTTTAGTACCACCCGGTTTAGGATTTTCATTCCTATCTTTTTCACTACGTACAAATATTAATACATCTTCTTCGGGATTGAAATGCTGTGTAATTTCTTTAGGCATAAAAGGACTTTTAACTTGTACAAAATGACTAGGATCAACTCCAGCCACTCTTGCTAGTTTTTCTTTTATGCTAAAAGGAAAGGGTCTTTCCTTTTGATCGTTTGTTGCTGCTACAAATATTTCTGCATCAGGAAATTGTTCTTGTGCAGCCTGATAAAGGCTATAATGTCCGGCATGAAAAGGATGAAATCCGCCTGGCATTATAACAATCTGCTTCATATTAGTAACTCAATTTTACAAAATTTACAACACCACCAGCAAAGTCAACAATCTTTGCACGTAAATAAACAAAGTTGCCCTCAATGTTGGTATAAATGCTGGCATTGCTACTGTCATACGGCTCACTTCCTGAACCTGCATTAGCATTAGCAACTAATTCATAAACTTTAAACCATTCTGCATTAGAACTATTGCTGTTTAAACTTGCTTCAATAACAATATTGCCGGTGCAATTTGTTAGTTTCATGTTAACAGTTTGTAGGTCTTGATTACCCAAATAGTATGCTGCGGCAGGTTGTGCGTTTCCTGTCACAGTATAAATGTTACCTGTACCACCACCATTATAGGACGTTTGGGGTAATAATTCTAATATAGTAACCTGACTCATTAGGCTTTCGTAGCCTCAACGATTACACCTTCGCCTACTAATTCCTGAGCAACTTGCTCAAGTGCGGCTAAGGTTTCTGCATTTGCGATCTGGGTACCGTCTTTTTCGTTGTCTTTGACAATCTTACTAAACTTGATGATGACAACATCTTCTACAATTTTAGCCATAAATACTCCAATTTGTTAGAGTATTTATCTGATTTAAGGGCGTTTCTCTAAACTATATGTTTTGGCTATCATTCCGGGAAATAGCATATGTAGTATGGATAACATACTAGGGTCATCATAGTCTACATAGTAACTTCCGTGCATATACATAAAATTGGTATATGAATTTCTGCGTCTAGATGCAAAATTTAATAAGCCCCCGCTTACTTTAGATGCAGGGTACCTTTGTGCGAATTCTATAACGTTCTTTAGAAAATCTTCAGAACACCGTTTTCCTTTAAAAAAGGTTCTATGTTTATGTTTAGGCGTTTTAGTAAAATATAATGTGTCGGATGCTAATACCTTTACCTGATAAAAGGATAGTTTATGATCTATAGATACTAGTGTTTCTAATAAGTTTAGTTCATTACTAAAAAAACTCACGGTATCGCCCTGTATTCTGATCATACATTTTTCTTTTTTGACTGTATCTCTCCATGTCAAAAACTGACTAATTTGATCAATACTAACTTCATCCCAATATTCACGCCAGTGTTCATCAATTACACGTACACCGTATTTGTTTCTAGAAACATCTCTGAGTTTTTCCATTCTAGCAACAAATGTTTGAATGTCAGTGGTATAGTATGTATATGATGCACCTCTTATGGTACATACAGCCTTATATTCAAACTTATTAAAATAAAGTTTGTTCTTTACTTCAATTTTTATAGGTGCAGTCATATGAAACAAACCATTAGCAAAAGATAAATTAGCCCTCAAGTTGGATAATTCCATCTTCTCCTACCTTAGCAGTACTCTTGTTTGTTACTGCAAATTCAATTTTTCCATCAACAAGATTTGCCATGATGTTTGCATTTTTGATTTGTTCAAACAATACCTTTTTACTCAATGGTACGCGAATCAGTTCGTCAATTTTACGTGCCAGTGGACGTGCGCCCATCTTGCTATCATAGCCCTTTTCGGCAAGATATTCGATTACAGGCTCAGTCAAGTTTAGTGTAATATTATGCTTTTCAAGCAACAACTTCTTGACATCTTCCATAAACTTGACAACGATCTTTTTGATTGACAACATATCAAGTTTCTTGAACTTACAGACCTTATCAAGACGATTTCTAAATTCGGGCTTGAAGAAGTCCTTCAATGCGCGATCATCTTCGCCGGTCTTTTGTAAATCACCGAAACCGATATTGTTCTTTTCACTATCTGCGCTGCCGAGATTGCTAGTAAGAATGATCAATGTGTTCTTACAACTGACTTCCTTACCATTGCTACCAGTAATACGACCTTCATCAAGAATCTGCAAGAAGATATTGAAGATATCTGGATGCGCCTTCTCAACTTCGTCAAACAACAAGATAGCGTGTGGGTTCTTACTCAAGTCACTAATCAAACGACCGCCCTGTACTTGACTGTCGCCGAAACCAACATAACCGGGAGGGGGACCGATCAATGAACTTACAGAGTGCTTTTCGCTGTATTCACTCATGTCATACTTGAGCAAAGGCATGTCGAGATTTTTACTCAACAGTTTTGCTAGTTCGGTCTTGCCAGTACCCGTTGGACCAAGGAACAAGAAACTTGCTATGGGTTTTGTTTCGTTGTTGATTCCGGCAAAACTTACATAAACTCTATCAAGTACTTCCTTAACTGCTTCGTCTTGTCCATACAACTTATCTTTGACATTGCTTTCTAAATTATTAATTCTGTCAAAGTTATCGCCGTTAAGTTTATCAGCAGGAACGCCAGTGTACTTTTCAACCTGTTCGTAAATTAACTCTTTTGTAATTTCTATATTCTTATTTTCAAGAACGCGCTGTTTGGCACATGCTGCGTCAAGCAAGTCAATACTCTTGTCAGGATTCTTACGATCATGAATATAACGATCTGCATTTTCTACTGCTGCTTTGATCGCCTCGTCAGTAATATTGACACTATGAAAATCATTCAGACGTTCGCGCAACCCACTTAAAATACGAATAGTAGTATCATGACTTGGTTCATCAACAGCGACTTTAAAGAATCGGCGCATCAAAGCACGATCCTTTTCAAAACTCTCGTAGAATTCTTCCCAAGTAGTTGAAGCAATAACCTTAAGTGTGCCCTTAGTGATTGCAGGCTTGATCATGTTAGCAAAGTCAACGCTACCGTTATTGCTGCTACCAGCACCGCTCATAGTATGTGCTTCGTCAATGAACAGAATAGCCTTCTTTTTGGTGTTTAATGCTTCAATAACAGATTTTACCTTTTCTTCAAAGTCACCGCGATAACGTGATCCTGCAAGCAAACTACCAATTTCAAGACTATACAGTTCATGCTCATTTAGAAATTCAGGAACTTCTTCATTGATAATTGCTCTTGCAATGCCTTCAGCGATTGCAGTTTTACCAACGCCCGGGTCACCAACCATCAATACGTTTGATTTGAAACGTTTTGCAAGAACATTGATAATGTCATTGATTTCTTTGTGTCGACCAATAACTGGTTCGAGTTTATCTTGTCTGGCTAAGTCAGTAAGGTTAGTAGTAAATTGTTCAAGAATTTCATCCGCTTGAGTATCAGTTAGGTTACTGAATTCTCCACCCTTGTAGTGCTTTTGCCAATATGCCAAAAACTCTTGCTTGGTTATGCCATATTTTAGCAAAAAATAATGTGCATGAGTGTTACCTTCGCTGATGATACTCAAGTATAAATCAATAGTGGTTACTTGACGACGGCCAGTAAAAAGTACCTGCGTCACGCTACGGTTCATTACCCTTTCTAGCGCGTTAGTTTTTCTAGGAGTAACATTGTCTCCACGTTCAATATTAGTTAAACTTTGTAAATATGACCTAATCTCATCAATCATCAAGTCAGTTTCACAGCCGAAATTATTAAGGCATTTTTTAAATGGGGCAAAGGTAATTAAACCAAGCAATAAATGTTCTATGGTCACATACTCATGCTTATATTCTTTAGCATAAGCAATAGATTGTTCGATAATGTTTTCAATTTCAGGTGAGTTATTCATAATCCTCTCTAAAAATATTTATTTTGTACGATTGCGTAAAATACTATCAATTATTTCTTGATCTATATTATCAGGAATATAGGGTTTTAGCAATATGTATTGGTCTCCGTACAAGTTGCTATTGGCAACTGGCATACCTTGACCGGCTAGTTTTACTTGCATATATGGTTGTGTTTTGGGTTTGATAGTCACGTTCAATTTTTTATTAGATATAGTTGTAAATTCTATATTTGTACCCACAATTAAGTCTAGTATATCTATACTATAGTTGCAAAATAAATCGGATCCTCTACGTTCAAATCGTAGATCGGGCATGACGTTAAATTCTATTAATAGTGATGCACCATCTAATACATTATCATAACGCAATTGATCGCCGGAATTAACACCTTTAGGAACTTTAATGTCAATAACCTTCTTTTCACTGTTGGTGTTTAACTCTAAGATTTTATTTGTTCCATTATATGCTTCTACCAATGAAACTATTACTTGTGTGCGATATACCTGTCTTTGTGGTCTATGTCCAAACTGTTGATTAAACATCTGCCCAAATATCTCATTGATATCCATACCCGGGCCCATATTAAAACTAAATCCTCCAGGAAAACCCTGCGGTTGAGGATTATCGTACATGGCACGTTTTTGCGAGTCGCTTAATGTGTCGTATGCAGTTTGTATTTCTTGGAACTTAGTGGTATCACCGCCCTTGTCAGGATGATGTTGACTTGCTAACTTACGATAGGCTTTTTTTATTTCATCAGGCGTTGCAGTTTTTGTTACGCCTAACACAGCATAGTAATCCATGCTTTATTTTAAAATATAATGTATATGATGTCAACCTATATTAGTATTTTCAGTTTTAGGTGTTACTTGAAATTTACCAGCAAATTTTTCTAAGCCAGTAAATCCTAATCCCGAAATAACGATCCACATCATGCTGTCATATATTTGTTGTGAAATTTGATAATCGCTGAATAAGTCTACAAAGAATCCAACCATACAGCAAATAAACGCAAGTAAGGCTATAACTCTTTTTGAGGATAGTGCGCTGATATCGTCACTATCTGCTAACATTGTTTTTAGATTATGCATGAAGCCCATAAGTTCACCTATTTAAATGTAGTGTCGTCAGCAACTACGGTTATTGCTGGTACTAGGGTATTAATTAATGACGTTGAATTAATAGGTATTAGTTCAATTTGTAGTGGGTTGTTGTTTGAACCTATTAACATTGTTTCTTCTGGAATCAAGCCGGCTTTTTTCAGTGCTTCAAATGTATAAGGATTACTCATAGCATTGGCAAGTTTTGCCGGACTTGGTCTACCATTGGCAATAATTTCTGCTTGTATTTCACGGGCTATCATAGCAGTAAACTCATTTGCTGCGTTTGCTTCAAACATTTGCTCATCAGTATATCCAGGTATACGAGTTGGTTCAGCGATTTCGTATGCTTCTTTGAGCAATCTTTCTAGCATAGCAATTTCTTCACTGTTTAGTTCAAATCCTTCCTTTAATGAGGGTTGGTGAGACTCTAATTCAATCAATTCACCTTTTGCTTTTAGATATTCGTGTTTTTTACCGTGATCTTTTAAATATTCTACTTCGGCTACTTTAGCCTCTAATTGTAATGCTGAAACTTCTTCTAGTGCTGCTGCACGAACACGGCCTTCTAAAAATCCTTTAAGTGTTTTGATTTTTTCCCAGATCGTGTGTCCTATTACCTGATATCTATAATTAAATTCTGAATTTAGTTTGCTAGCCATTCTATCCTCTGCAAAAGTATATTTTTATTTATATGTCTAATATATTATGTCAAAGAATAACCTGCTGCTGCTAGACCGTTTCTTGCAGTACCTACTCCAGTTGTATCATTAGCAACAACCCCTGTATTTGATACCAGGTTAGTAATTGACACTCTAGAACCTGCAAGTCCATACCCAAAAATTGCTTTATCACCGCCATAAATTGCTGCTGCTAGGCTGCTTCTTGCAGTACCAACTCCAGTTGTATCACTAGCAACAACTCCTGTATTTGATACGAGGTTGGTTATTGCTGTTACAGAACCACTATCTCCATATCCAAATATTGCTTTGTCAGTACCATATCCGGCTGCGGCTAATGATCGTCTAGCAGTACCAACTCCAGTTGTATCATTAGCAACAACACCAGTATTTGATACTAGGTTAGTCATCGATAATCTAGTAGTATCATCAACTTTATCCCCATATCCAAATATTGCTTTGTCAGTACCATATCCGGCTGCGGCTAATAATCGTCTAGCAGTACCAACTCCAGTTGTATCATTAGCAACAACACCAGTATTTGATACCAGGTTGGTGAGGTTCGAACTGCCGCCGGCATCGCCATATCCAAATATTGCTTTGTCAGTACCATATCCGGCTGCAGCCAATGAGTTTCTTGCAGTTCCTACTCCGGTTGTATCACTAGCAACTACACCAGTGTTTGACACTAAGTTCGTCATCGATACTCTAACACTTGTAAATCCATATCCAAATATTGCTTTATCAGTACCATAGCCTGCCGCCGCCAACGCTGATCTTGCAGTACCGACACCTGCTGTATCATTAGCAACAACCCCTGTATTTGATACCAGGTTAGTTATGTTTGTGATTGGGCTGATAAGACCGTATCCAAAAATTGCTTTTTGTGTACCTGATGAAGAGGGGGAGGAGGGGGTAGCCATCTGAAACCCGCCACTAAAATTCATTCCGCCTGTAATTGTAAATCCCATCTTACAAACCTGCGTTAGTTATAAACTTTCTAATTTCGTCATCAATCTCGTAAACTTTTTTATTTTCTAATCCTGCTATTTGACGCATTTCATTTAATTCTTCTTCATTTCCCTTTTCTATTTTATATTGGTTAGGGTTAGTTATTATAACTTGTTTTAATACATCTAAATTAGCATCATGTGTGCTGTCGTCAACTTTAATTTCCCAATCTTTTAATCCTATATCAGTTAATGTTTCTAAATCTTTTAATATTTCTAAAATTTTATTTGGTACGTTTGATCTACGTTTCATTTCTACGAATACTAACCATTTGTTTGGTTCTAATTCGCCTTCACTAACACTAGCATCTAATATAAAATCATAACCTAATTCTAACCAACTTACTAGATCGTCAGCAGCAAGATGACTGTTAACAATAAAACTAAGTGTAACAACATCGCTATCTTCGCCCATTCTAGCAGCATATTCATCTACTGATACAGTAGGGTCTATCATGCCTTTCATATCATGATAGTCCAGTCCTTCATTTAATTGCTTAGTCATGTTGTTCGCCCTTATTGTGCAGGAGCAGCCATTGGTTGTTGCATAGCAGGCTCTTGAGAAGTCTCTTCATCATCGGTCTCTACACCGTCCTTATCTAAATCTTCATCGTAAGCATCATCAATTTCTTCTAAATCTACAGTTGATCCTGCTAGGTCTACAGACCCTTCTTTAATATCATCCATTATTTCTAATGGAATAGTTATTTGTACTAACCAAACTTTACGTTTAGCACTTTTAGGATAATTAGTACCTTGTATAAAATCGTCAGGATTAGTGACTTTTACTGGAACTTCTATTTCTGTTTTGTCCCACTTTACATCGCATCCCATTTTAAGTAAACGCTTGACTGCTTTTGGATCTGGCATCAGTTTATATGGCCACATGAATATGCAACTTACATTATAACGTCCTACGTCAGGACCTTGAACTAATTCTCCATTAATCCAATTTCTGAACGCATATAAATCACATTGATCCAACACTCTTTCAAAATCAAGTAAAGTTGACATAGTTCCGTCACTAGTCATAACACCTTTAATAGTGTCAACTATACTTACGAAATCTATTCCGTCAAACCATTTGTCCGCAATTTTAGTCATGAAGTATTTATCAGAATTTAGGGATATTAATAAGGAAGATACTGGGCGACAGTGTTATATTTATGCTGTAGTTGTCCCAAATTACTACATCAATATTGCGTTAAAATGCGCTTTAAATATTTTATGAGATAACATCTCAACTATACAGGAGATATAACTTGAGCAAGAGAAAAACGGGCGCATTAAGAAAAGAACAGCAGAATCACCAAATGAAAAATTATCAAAAAAGTCCCTTTTATGTAACAGAAACAATAGATTTTAATCAAGAAAATTATAAGCGCAATCGTAAACCAATAGAACTGCTACCGCAGTCAGTCAATCAAGAAAAATATATACTATCACTCATCGACAGAGACTTAGACATCGTAGTTGTATCCGGTCCAGCTGGCACCGGCAAGACATACTTGGCGATGCTAGCCGCGATCAAGTCCCTAAGAAACGGCGACTGCGATAGAATCATATTGACTAGACCTGCGGTAGCGGTCGATGATGAAAAGCATGGGTTTTTACCTGGTGACTTGAATAGTAAAATGGAACCTTGGGTTCGTCCATTGCTAGATGTATTGAAAGAATATTATAGTATGAAAGAATTAGTCCACATGTTAAATGAGCAGATCATTGAGATAACTCCACTGGCATTCTGCCGTGGTCGAAACTTCAAGAACAGTTGGATCATACTTGATGAGGCACAAAATGCTACACCGAGTCAAATTAAAATGCTATTGACACGTATTGCTGAAGGCAGCAAGATCGTTGTAACAGGTGACATCGAACAAACCGACAGACGAACCGCTGACAATGGTCTATTAGATTTGACTAGTAGATTACAAGAGAACCCTGTATACGGTATCGGTGTTTGCGAATTTGAGACTAGAGATATAAGACGACATAGAATGATTGAACACGTTCTAGAATTGTATCGATAATAAAAACGGGGAATTATTTCCCCGTTTCCTTACGTCTTGCTAATTCTGGACCTTCTTTTTCAAGTTGTTCAACAATTTGAGGGTAAATCTTTTTATAGTAAGCATTCAACTCATCAAAAGATTTGTTTAGTTTGTTTCCTTCAACTACGCATTTATCAACTTTGCGTACACCATAATCCATAATTATATTGCTCATGGATATATCGCTATTACGAACACGTTTGACAAAACGTGCTTGTTCGTCAATTTGACCGCCGGGCTTTCTATAAAATGTAATTAGTAAATATCTCATAGGTTTATTTATGATGTAAGTTCAATCATAGTTGCTGCAATAGCAATTTCGGGTATACCAACTAAAGTAAGATTAGCAAGACCATTACGAATTGTAATAATAGCGTTATCTTTACTTTGATTATCTTTACCCCATAAATCTAGGTTCTCGTACATCCACGAATAGATATCTTCTGCCCTAGTAGGATAAGTTTTAATATATTCTTGTAGTGACTGTCTACCATCAACAATGTTGCCTGACTTAAAACATTCTGTTGCCTTAACCAATAGTGCATCTTCATTAAATGAAGAGTTGTCTGGGGGCAAAAGAGTTCCAGTCTGACTATTGACTTGCAATTGATTTAAACATTTGCGCAAATCTGGATATGTCGCACGTACATAAGTATCCAATACATCTAAATCAAAAGTTACATTCTCATTAACAAGTACTGTTGCGGCTCTGGCAGTAAATTCAGTAATATCTGTATTAGCAATATGCATTTCATGACAGCGGCTCTTGAGTGCAGGAATGATCTTGTATGCATAATTACAAGTTAGGATATAGCGTACCGTTTGATGGTACGATTCCATATCATTTCTCAAGGCGGCTTGCGCCGGAGGTGTGAGATAGTCCGCTTCGTCTAACAGCACTACCTTGAACTTGCCGAATGGCATAGTCTGCACGAAACTATTAATTTGATCACGTATTACATCAATACCTCTTGTACGTGATGCGTTGATTTCAAATACGTCAAAATCTTCAATTCCAAGTTCTTGAATAAGAACTTTTGCCAATGTCGTCTTGCCTGTACCTGGATCACCACTTAAAAGTAAATGAGGTATACTTTCATCTTTGATCCAATTTGTAACCATGTCTTTTTGTCGTTGATCGACAAAAACATATTCGGCAACTGTTTTAGGTCTGTACGCTTCGACCCAGAGATTATTTTTCATACAAGCAGTTTATAAGAAAAGTTAGTTGATGTCAACAGTTTAGATTTCCTTATCGCTAAGTGTCGCATCATTTACAGGCTCATCACTTACCAATAATATATCTTTCGGATCAACCTTACGAATGGTCTGCTCACCATTTTCATCTTCAATCTTAATACCGCGTGTCCAACGACCATGACTAATACAAATATACTGTCCGACCTTTACACCTTTGGCTTCAGGACCTACAGCATAAACCTTACCCCAACGTGGACGAATCCCTGCACTCTTTGTATCATCATTACGTAGAATGATACCACCTGCGCTGATACGCTCACTAAATTCCATTTCAGATACAATAATTGTATCACCTAGTGCTTTTAGTTTGCCTACTTTGTAAGGGTTAATGTTTGCCATAATTATTTCTTATTCTCCTTTGACTTAATCGATTCAATTTCCTTGCTAAATTCATCAAATTCTTGTAATTCTATTTCTTCTTTGGTTAATTTCGTATTAGTAGGCTTAGACTTTTTAGATTGTGCATTTTTATTACCTACGGTTGCTTCATATGCTGCACCAACCTTTTGGGTGACCGGTATGATAATTTTACCGTGCGCATCGATGGTGTCTCCCCTAGCATTGACTTTCATATTGCCTACTGCCCTAACTTTTTCATTTTTTGCAGCCAGTGCATTCATATCAATCATTTTACCCTGCGCTGATCTATATTGTGCCATACTATTCCCTCACTTTAAAAATTCGTCAATAGACAAATCATAATAAAGACTATTTATTTTGTGGACTCCTAATAGATACAAAACAAAACTACTAACACTACTACCTCTTCCAACACCCCATACTATATTATTGTTACGCATGGTGTCAACTAGATATTTTAGATACTTCAACAGATCAAACATATCTCGTTCTTGGAATAACAACAGTTCCATACCTGCACGTTGTAATTCTTCATCATTTGTACACTGCTCTAATACGTATTTGGCGATATCCATATTTTTATAACTATCGGGCATGTGCCAGTTATGTTGATTTAACTTATCAAATTCTTCAATAGAAATTTCTAATTCTGATGATTTTTTCAATAACGGAATATTTTCTAATTCTAATAGTTTAGGTATAACTATTTCCGTATCTGTTGTTATTATTTTAAAATAACGAGTTGGATCAGTCAAATAAAGATTACAAATATCATCTTCGTTTAAGATAATTTGACCATATTTGTCAGTATGCATCTAACTACTATAAAGTAATTTTACTTCCAAGTCAACTCTAATTGTGCCCAATTATTTTTATCAAAAAGTGTTACTATTTTTTCTTTTTTATTTTTATCAGTAAATGATAAGGAACTTTTGTTATACCAATTATCTTCTGAGTATTCAAGTTTGGCTAATTCACCACTTATATTAAATTTTATCAGGTTGCTTAATTTACTTCCAAATACTATTTCATTTACTACTATTCTACCTTCCATTATAGCATTGCATTTGTTTATCAAAAGCATGCCTATAATTTGATCATATGGTTCTTCAGGAATTATACACACTTTCATTCCAGCATTAGTATAATTTTGTATTGCTTCTTTTTCTGTATTTTGTACAAATATAATATCTTCTATATGGTTAGAAAGAAAATAATTCATGCGTTCAACAGCAATATTTTGTTCTCTAACATCTTCTGTCATTACTTCCATTTTTGCATGTAATTCATATAAATTTACCATATACTTTTTTTCAAAGTGTATGGCTGTCATAAATGTAAAGTCTTTTTCTATTTGTATGTTCATTTGCTTTTTTTATCAATAACCACTTGAGTTTGTATATTCTGCTTTTTAATCAACTCATCCATTTTTTTAGTATATGCATTTCTATAACTTTCCAAAGCCATTTGTATTTGGTTAATTAATGGACCGTGGTTGGATCTATATGCAAAGTTTAATTTAGATGTTAAATTACTTATATCTGTTTGTAACTCTTCTAAACTTTTTTTGGATAAATCGTTTATGAAGGGATGTTCCATATATTAAAATGGTTGCAATGGGATTCTACGGAAAATGTCTGGACCATCGTATACTGTATAGTCTATATCAACGTCGCCGGCACCTACTGTTGTTACACCTTGATATTCGGGGCCTGCAACACCATTATAGCGTGTTGTGCTGACTGTAATATCATTTCCTGCTATTGATTTAATGTAATAAACACTACCCACAGTTAAGCCGCAAGTATTAGCATTTGCATTTGCTGTTGCTGTAAATTGTATTGGATAATTTACAACGAGATTTGCTGTTGTGCCTGATACTGTGATGATGTTTGGTGCAGCGGTATTAGCAATACTTCTGTTCACAGCATTAGCACTGCAATCATCAACCGCAACATAAATGTAACTAATAGGGTTAGCGTACATATTACCGCTTGCTGATGATAATGTTACATTACTAGCAACTGATGTAGTATCAGATATAGTAAAAGTTGTGTTTGAGATCACATTTCGTACATAATAAGTATTTGCTGTATTAACTCCGCCAAATACAGAACCTGTAAACATTAATGGCATGCCTGTATATAATGATGAAGTATCGCTTACAGTTAAAAGGTCGGTGCCTGTTATAGTATCAGTTACTTTAAGTTGGTTGACACTTTCAGGCATGTAGATTGTGCCGTTTGTGTCACCTAATCTACCTGTGCTAGGTGGAACACCGAACTGTATTGATGTACTCTTAAATGGTCTATTAGTTGGACTAATATCTACTGTGTTTCCGCAATCTGTACTTGTTAGTAGTAGATTAATTTTTGTACTACCATATGGGAAAGTTAGTGCGGGAGTATTATTTGCCAATACATAATTTTCTAGTAATTCAATACTTCTAAATGGTGTGTCGCTAGGGAAGAAAATGTACACATCAATATTAGCATTTGCTCTTGCTAAATTTAATGATACATGTCCTTCTGTATTTGTAGGAGCCCAACTACCAAAATTTAAAGTGATATTTCCGGCAAGCGTACCATATTGAACATCGCCTAAACTACAGTCTATTAATACATTACCTACTAACGCATTGCCCAAATTATAAGTTGTTGCTCTGAATTGTAATGTAGATGCATTGGCAATTAATGTGTTTGCCATATCGTTATTAACTACGCTATTAGCCAATGCTGACTTTAACACAGCCTTATTTTGTAAATCACTGATTTCACTTCCTGCAATATCTAAATTCTGTTTGATATTGGTAAAGTTATTACGAAATCCCTGAGTACTATTATTTTGTCCAGGAATTGGATAATTGACATCTAGGCTGTTTGTGTTAATGCTACTCATGTATTAAATTCCATACTGTATTTATATACGCTATTCCTACTATAAATTATATTGGGTCTTTTTGGGCAATATTGTTTTGTTTGGGAAAATTACATAAAAATCACTAGAGTCTAATGGTACCGGCGGCGGTGTCGCACTAGGATATTCAGACCACGCAGGAGTTGATAACAATGTATCATAATTATATGTAATTTGCTTATTGACCGCAAATCTATCTATTTCAAAATCAATTTCATTAAGTGTGAAGGGCCATTCATTTTCAATTCTTTCTTTAATGATTTCTGCGTAACTGATAGGATCAAATACTCCTGACATACTTCCTGTCTCAGTTACTACTTTATATGTTAGACCATCAACAGATGTACTTAAAATAATAGCATTTGGATAACCTGTAGCGCCTATTTGTTTAATATAATAAGTTGCACCACTAACTATATTTCCGAAAGTGTTTCCTGAAAATACTATTGGTTTGCCCACTACTAAATCACTTACATCATCAACTATTACTGCATACAATTGAATGGCATCAATACCTATAGTTTGTGTAGATGTTACATTCACAAGTTGTGCTGGTTTAGTATAGGCTATAACCCAAGCAGGAGTAAATCCCAATGTGTCGCCATCGCGCTGTTGACTAGTCATCCATAATGGCAGTAGTCTAAAACTATTATTTGCTCCTAATTCTTGCTCAACACGCAAACGCATATTATCTAAACTATTAGGATATAATATTCTAGCATAGCCCGGCGTTAAACTTGTATAGAATGTAGGGATACCACCGTTTAATAAAAGAGGAATACCGTCTTGTGTTAATAATGTATATTCACGAAAATTAGTTATAATTTCTGCTTCTTGGTTAAAGATAAAAGAAGTATATATTTCTGTGTTTGTTGTATACCATGGTCCCAAATTTAAATCAATAAATCTAGGCCAAAATATTTCTTCTGGTATACTTGTACTATATCTATAATCAATACCGAATTTAGGATCATAAACAGTTAAATTATCAATAACATTACTGTATATTACTTCATATAAAATGTTATTATTTTCATCTCTTGCTACAGCAGTACTCAACTCTCCTAATGTAATGTCTCTCCAATAATGATTTTTCTTAACTGCTTCCAAATACTCTGCAAGATTACTTGAATTAATGCCGTAAGCATGTGCGTATGTAATATTTTTTGCTTTACCAAAATTTGGATCTACAGGTCTATACAAATATTCTTCAGGTATTAAATTAGTATTAGTTAATAAAGATGCAATAATATCTCTGTCTTTTTGTATAGGTGTACATTTAATATACAAATTATCAGTTGGTTCACTATATTCTTGTAGTACCGTGATTGTAAATGTCTTAGTACTATTAATGAAAGATGTCAATGAACTGTCTACCGCCCTTGCAGTCACACTAAATGTAAAGGTAGCACTTTCGTTTTCAAGTTGATAATTATCACTTGGTTGATATGCTACAATTCCTATTATTTCTCCGTCAGGTAATAACGTTAAGTTTGGTGGCAACGAACCTGATTCTAATACGTATTCTAATTCAACATCTGATGTTGCTTTAACATTGAAATAACTTATAGATGCATTGTTTATATTACCTAAATTACTATCAGTATTCCATGTTACCGTACCTGAAATTCCATTGCTTATTTTAAAATTAAAATTAAAATCAACACTATTATAAACTGCGGATCCTACAGTTTTAAATGCTCTTGCTAAAAATGAAAATTCTTGTATTGTGTCAGCCGGATAATTTGGTGTTCCGTATAACCAGCCAGTATTACTATCATAGTTTAACCATGCAGGTTGTCCATCTAAAATATAAGTTAGTTGGTCACCATCAAAATCAAAACCTAATAGATGAAAACTAAAAAAGTTATCACTTTGAAATTCACCTATATAGGCCTGTTGTGTAGGTTCATAAGTAATTCCCGGAGGATTTACTGATCCTGCAGGAGGTAACACATAGTAACCATAATCAATTTCATTTGACTCTATGTTATATGTAGCAGGTCTAGTATTTAAAATTGTTGGTATTCGTGTACCTATTGCTTTGCCTGGTCCACCTTGACTAGTGCCTAAATTTTGATTGACTACAGTAATAGCATAAGTTGCTCTATCATTACCCTTTTCGCTCAATAAATCTAATGTAAAATTAAATTGACGTTTTGTAGGTTGACCTATTGTTGTTGCAGGTAATGTTACATCCATAAAACCTGCAGCAGTATCTACAATTAAAGTGTCAGAGCCCGGTGCTATTGATATTGTAATTTGAGTAGCATTAATAATACTTTTTATATAATATACTTGGTCTGACTCTATGCCACCAAAACTTACTCCCGTAAATACTATGGGTCTATTAATAAAAAAATCTGTAGTGCTTAAAACTGTAACTGAATTATTTGTATTATCTGAGGCTATGGCTGTTGTAGTAACTTCTTGTAAATTAGTTTGAGAAATTGGTGGTTCTGGATATCCTCTTATTAAACCAAATTCATTTATTTCTAATCCTGGAGGTAATTGACCCTGAAGCACACGTATTAAAACTTGATTTGTTTCAATAGGATTTGAATATTGTATAGGAAATTCTATCCAATTACTATCTTCAGTTGTAAACAATAATCCTTCAGTAGTAGTAAATTGAGGAGTGGCTTCACCTGTAATAGTAATACTAAAAGTTCTGTCTTTAAAAGCAGTGTTTATTCCGTCACTGGCAGTTACACGAACAACAAACTCACTACTAATATCATTAGTTATAACGTCCGGAGTTCCTGAAATTTTACCATCACTTCTAAATGATAATCCTATAGGTAATGTACCACTAATTATTTCAAATTTGGTGATAGTGTATGGGTCTTGTGCCATCGCAGCAAGACGATATATCATAGGTACTTCAGCAGGATATACACCTATTATACCTGACGCTGTAACCCATGTAATTGGATTACTCATTTGTTATCCTCAAGCATATGTTGCGCCAACTGTGTACCATTGAGTTGTACTTACGGCATAATACTGTAAACTTGCACCGGCTACATGAGTATAGGCAGCATTTGTTACTAGGCTATTAATAGTGGCACCACTTGCTGGATATACATTTAAACTTGTTGCGCTTGTATTATTCACAATAATTACCATACCAGCAATTGCTGTAGGTAATACAACACCTTGACTTGCACCTACTGTACTTACAACGTTGATATCTTTTGTAATCGCTGTTGCCGTACCTTGATTTGATCCTGCAGCACTAATTCCAGTTGCTACGCTTCTAATATAATTACCGGTTAGTGAAATATTACCAGTAGTTAAAGTATTGGTATCTGTTCTATAAGTTAAATCAACATCAGCACGTAATGTTTGTGTAGTTGTTCTATTTTCTACAAATGTTGGATAAAATGTAGTTGTTAATCCATTAGTATCAGTGACATCAATCGTTGTTGCATTGGATAGTGAAGGACCTGTAGCACCTACTGGTCCAGTAGCACCAGTAGCACCAGTAGGTCCTGGATCTCCTGTTGCACCTGTTGCACCTGTGATGCCCGTTGCGCCGCTTACTCCTGTTATACCTGTTGCACCAGTCAAGCCAATTGGGCCAGTAGCACCAGTTGCACCAATCACGCCTTGAGGCCCTGTTGGACCGATTAAACCAGTAGCACCTGTATCTCCAATTGGTCCTGTTGCACCAGTGGCACCTGTTGCTCCAGGAACAGTAGATGCTGCACCTGTTGCCCCTACCGGACCTCCTGATGATACTGCTACGTATCCAGTAACTGGACTAGTAAATGTCAAAGTCAAAGAATTTACAGTATTAAATGTGATAGTAGGATAATCATAGCGTCCAACATAACTGTTACCAGTATTATCAATAGGTTCAACATTAACATATAAATTGTTTAAATTATGAGTTACTGTCCATATTGTAGAAGGAGAACTTTGAGTATGCACATAGGTTCCACCTAATGGTCCAGGCAATCCGGTAGCACCAATTGGACCGCCTGCAGATACGGCTGCCCAACCTGTAACCGCACTATTAAAAGTTAATGTAGCGGCGTTACTATTATTAAAATAGATATTAGGATAATCATATCTGCCTACATAACTATAGCCTAACGAATCTACAGGTTCAATATTAACATATTGAGCATCTAAATTATGCACAACTACCCAAGTCGTACTTGCTGAACTTTGTGTGTGCAAAAAGGTTCCACCGGGAGGACCTTGTGCTCCTGTAGCACCAGTAGCCCCTGTAAGACCTGTACTTCCAGTTGCACCACTTCCCGGTGGTCCAGTAGGGCCGGTCGCACCTGGACTACCGTAAGAAACAGAAGCATAACCTGCTATAGCAGAAGTAAATGTTAATACTGCGGTATTATTGTTTTGAAAATCAATTTGAGGATAATCGTAACGTCCTACTAAACTCTTGTTAGTTATATCAATAACTTCAATATTGACATAACGTGCACCTAAATTATGATTTACTGTCCATACTAATGCAGGACTAGACTGAAAATGGGTGAATCCATCACCGCCGGCAATTGGACCTGTAGCACCAGTTAAACCTGTCGCGCCGGTAGGCCCGACGACACCAGTAGCACCGGTGGCTCCCACACCACCCGATAAGTTTACCTGCCAACTGCTATATTCGTCACCTAGCGTGCCTACCACACTAGTTACGTTTACGATAAGTATACCAGTAGCACTATTATATGCTGCTACAGTGGCTATCATTCGTTCTGATAACGTGTGTGCTATAGAAATTTCTTGACCTGTTGCATATGCTAATCCAGTTGATACAGACAGAGCAGTTGCACCTAATGCTAATGCGAGAGTTGTGTTGCTAGTAGTAAAATACCTGTCGCCGGTTGCACCAGTAAGACCAGTAGCACCAGTAGCACCTATCGGACCCGTTGCACCTAAACCAGTAGCGCCTGTCTCACCTGTTGCTCCTGTACTACCAGTTAAACCTGTTGCACCAGTTAAACCTGTTGCACCAGTAGCACCTGCTCCACCTGTAGTCCATCCTAATGCGCCATTTGGACCTATGGTAGTAAGTACTTCACCAGTTGCGCCACCGTAAATTTTTACAACATTTGCGTCACCTAAACTTGCAACTCCGCCGGTAGAAATATATAAATTAGGAGTGGTTAGTTCACCTGATACATTTATTTCTTGAAAGTAACCAAAATGCCCATTAGCATCTATATCAGTATCAAATTTAGTTACTGTTTGAGAAAATACAACTGTGTTAGGTTGTGCGCTTACGCTGATAGTAACATTACTATTAGGATATACACGAATATTTGATGAGCCATTTTCAATTTCAGTAATATTACCTATTGATAAGTTTGATAATCCACCGCCATCACCTACAAAGTATGATGCATTAATATTGCCGATAACATTTAAATTACTATTGGCAGCATCAAAAATTAAGTTAGGACTTGCAGCAAAATTATTACTGCCGTCATTATACTGAATTTCGCCTGCGTTACCTACTGGATGTTGTAAATCCCAAGGTACACCGTTAGCATATAATAAGTTGTCAGTGCGTACATTGCCGGCTGCAACTGTGTTTGTTACATTGACATTGGATGATACATTTACAAAATTTGCTTCTGCTAGATTACCTAAATTTGCATTACCGGCTGCTATATTACCTATAATATTAGCATCACCTAATACATTTAAATTATTTGTTACATTTACATTATTGGCTATTGCTAAATTACCTAAATTTGCGTTACCGCTAGTTAAATTAGCCAATACATTAGCAGTTGCTATTGTAGCAGTTCCGGTAGCACTTAAATCAAATGTATAAACTGTATTTGAAACATTTACATTATTCGCACCAACATTTGCATTTGCTGTAATGTTGTTTGATATAACATTACCTGCAATATTAGCAAAGTTTGCGATTACCAAGTTTCCTAAATTTGCGTTGCTAGATAATATATTACCAGTGGCTAATACATTACCATTTGCAATAGTAACATTAGGATCGCCCGGGCTTATATTACCTACAATCAAGGATTCGTTGATAACTGTATTATCAAGTAAATCGATCCATAAATTAGATAACCCGGAATCTATAATAACTTGATCTAATTCTGATCCCGGTACAAGTCCTACCCCTAAACTTTGAGTTTTTACTTTTAATTGATAGAAATCGTTACTGATAACAACGTTACCAGTAGTTGGATTTACTGTTATGCCTTTCTCTTTTTTGGCACGATTAATGGATAAGACACCGCTAGAAGTCTGTAATTGATATAATTCATTAAAGTTTTCTTGTGTTTTCTGAAACGCAGTTCGTATCGCATCTGCATCTGGATCATCGGGAAAACTACCGAAATCTATATTTTGCTGTGACATCTATCCAATATCCTTTAATATAGTATTTATCGTTTTTATAGCAAAGCAATTGCCAAAAAAATACCCGGTGATTAGCCGGGTATTTTTAACTATATTAACGACAAATTACTTCGCTAGACCTGCTAATTTCTTCCAGGCTTGCACATCTTCGTCGCCTTCTCTTGCTTCTTGACCAGCAATAACAGGGATTGTAGTTTGACCTGTTGACTTAGGCTTGTTCAATCCACCGCTGATAGTTTGAGTCATAAAGTCTGTATCACGGGTGAATGCTGCATCTGTGCCTTTTTGACCTGCATCATTTGCCCATTCATCTAACTTTTCTTGCTCATTAGTTTGTGCTTTCTTAGCAAGACGATCAAGTTTTGCTCTAGTATTAGGATCATTTAAATTTGCCCCTCTACCTAATGCACTTCTGAACCAATCTCCTGCAGCACCTTGTGTTGCTAGTTGTTGATCTTGTTGAGCGTCTAACCAATCTTGGTCACGACCTGCCATTCTAGGCATGATATCTTTCATCATGTCGTCTAGTGACTTTTTAATATTTGCAATTTCAGCATCATCTGCTTTTGCTACAAATGTGTCATCACCTGCAGGCATTTCACGCTTCTTTGATTGAATAGTTACTGGTTGTAACTCATCATCACTTCCAGGCAATTCTCTCTTTTTGCTAGCAATAGTTACTGGTTGCAACTCATCGTCGCCACCTACTCTTTTGCCTGTAACAGTTACGCCAGGTAATGCTGCATTGATAAGATCATTATATTCTTGTCTTGACATGCTTACATTGTCATCACCGCCAGCAGCGCCCATGCCTAAATCAGATAAATCAGGAAGTTCTGGCAATTCAGGAAGTTCCATACCTGCTGGCATGTTAGGCATTTTTGGCATAGTCGGCATTGTTGGCATTGTTGGCATCTTGAAATTCTTCATAGCATTATCATATTCATCTTTAGTTGCTGGTTTGCCATCTACAGTATATGATGATGTGTCATTTGAAGTATTAGTTGACATTGATTTATTTTCAATGTCTCCTAATTTTGACATCATATCTTTCATTGATCCGCCTAAGCCTAGATCCATGGCATCTTCGTTAGTTGCGCCGCCCTTTGATGCGCCGCTTAATGCTAATGCGCTATCAATCTTGCCTGCATCTGCTTGACTTTGTTCATAGCCTTCACCGTCATCTTCAGCGACCATAAATTCGCGTTGATCTAATGTTTCGGTTTCGTCTACTTCTTCTTTATCTTTTTTGAATGCGCTTGCGGCACGCTTTGCAAGCATAGCAGCCTTACCAGGATTTGCTAATGCTGCGCGTCCTGCAAGACCTGCTAATCTACCTAGTGCTGCTAATGCAGGTGCTGCTTCGTCAAGTTGATCTGATTTTACCTGCGCTTCAACTGTAGTTTCTAAAACTTCTTCAGTTTTTTTTTCGCAGCCGCATGAACTTTCCATCATGCCGCATTCGTTACATGTTGATTCTTCATCACCATGCCCATGATCATGACCATGATCGTCATGTGATTCGATGCCTGTTAATTTTGATAGCAAATCATCCATGCTTGGCATTTCATGACCGCTGAATTTAGGCGCGCCGTAATCACTTACTGTTGCAACAACTGCTGGTTCAGCAGGAGTATTAATTGGTTCTGCATCTGATAAACCGCCCAAACCTACTTGCTTAATGAATGATAATAGTTTTTCACTATCACCGTCTGTAGCAGTTACGCTTACGCTGTCTGGGCTACCTTGTTGCCCAGTTGACATCGATACCGAAAGACCTTCATTAACAACTTTATTTTCTAATAAAGCGTTTAATTGTTGTTCTAAATCTTCAAATGCATATGTTTCTGAAACGTCTTTATCTTTGAATGTTTGACCAAATGCCTTAAATGTGTCACCTGGTGTAGTTTTTGCTTTGTGCTTCAACCAATCACCTTTATCCATTTCATCTAAATCATCTTCTTGCATTTGTTGTGCTGCTTGCTGGCCAATATTGCTTAAGTTTGCGCGGCTTTGCATTACAGCACCCATGTTTGATGAGCCATCTTGTTTAGTTGCAGGTACACCGCCGACATTAATTTGTGGCTGCTGTGGCATTGCAGTTGGAGTTGGCTTTACTGGTACATTTTGTTGCGGAGCAGGATTGGTTGCTGAAGTGTTTACTTGACCAGCCTGTGCCTTCTGCACGGGAACTGCTGCCATGTTTTGATTAGTATTTTCTTCAACACCTACTGCACCGAAACTTGCCATGTTGTCTACAACATCTTGTGATGATTCTTCGTCAACATAGCCGCGACCTGGAACGAGTCCATAGCATTCTTCTAGGCCACATTTGTAACCTTCAAAGTAATGCTTTGCTTCTTCCATATCTTGGTAGTGTTTTACGCGGCATGGTTGCTCACGTAGACCGTGTACATAGCCTTCGCTATATGCTGCTTTTAATAGATTGCTCATAGATTCATTTACCTTCTTTTTCTTTTTGTCGGCTGCTGCCTTCTTCATTGATTCTTTCTTATCACCGTCTTTATCAAGATCGATGAAATCCGGCTTTGCCTCCAATACGTTGTCGCTGCGACCAGCGCCTAATCCTGCACCATAATCTGGGCCTGACTTTGGAATTTCTGCTTCTTTTACTTTCTTGGGTAGTTTGCTTACTTTCTGCCCATGACTCTTTTTAATAAATTCTTTTGCTACGTCTTGACTTACGCCAGTTTTCTTTGCGACTTTTTTATCGCCTGCTGCTGCGTACATTAATTTTGCTTGCTGTTGGCTTGCAAACTTTTCATCGACTTTTTCTTCTCTCATTGGTTTAGCCATTAGTTTTGCTGCATTTTGATCGCTTACACCTTTTGATGCTAGATAATCTTTTGCTTGACTATCTTGTTTACTATGTGCTGCTTGTTGTTTAGCAGCAAAGTTATCTTGATGTCTTTGCTGTAGTTTGCTTGGCTGTGCTGCTGTAGCATCTTCTTCTACAGATTTCATTGCTGCGCCTTCACCTTTCTTCCAACCACCTTTGGCACGTAATGCAAAATTAATTTGACTTTGCTGTTTGGCTTCTTTGCTGCCCTTCTTATGAGGACCAGTTTTATGTAGTCGTGCCAACATTGCCTGTAATTGTGCTTTTGTTTTATTTTTATACTCGCCAGTTGGTTCAACTTTAACATCGCCTTCCCACTTTTCAGCAAGTTTACCTTCAGATAGTTCTGACTTTTCTTCAGTATCATCTGGAGCATTATCACGACCGCGCTTTTTACCTAGATAATAACCTTCATCGTCTTTGCCGATGTTGAATAATCTTCTAAACAAACTTGGTCTACCTGATTTCTCTTCGCCTTCTTCGCCTTCTTCGCCTTCTGGTTCGCCTTGTAATTGATTGTAATTTGATGCTACAGTTTTTTCTGCCTGATCAGCATACTTCTGCCAATCTGGATCACCTTGTTTTACTGTTCTAATTGAACCATCTGGGTCTCTGACTTTAAATTGATAGTCTAAACCTTTATCTTTATCAATTTGGCCTCTTGCAACCATTTGATCATATTTTTCTTTTGAAACATTTCTTGCTCTGCCGGTCGACGGATCAACAACTCTATAAGAAGTTTTAGGTTCAATTGCAGCAGCGGGTGCTGGTTCTTCGCCGGCGGCGTCAACGGCTGGTTCTTCCCCTGCTGCGTCAACGGCTGGTTCTTCAGGTTTTGATTCTGGTTCTTTTGCCGGCTCTGCTGCTTTTGGTTCTTCAGTGCTTCCTGCAGGCTTATCTCTATTCTTTAACCAATTACCTAATTCATCATAGGTATTTGCGCCAGATAAATTTAGTAAACGACCTAATTCAGCGTCACCTTCTTTATCTTGATCAGCAGGTTGTGTTCTCTTACCGGTAACAGTTACAGGTTCTAATTCATCACTTGCGTCTGCTGCATCTGCTGGTTTTTCATCAGCCTTTGCGTCTGCTGGCTTATCATCTGCTTTAGTATCTGCTGCAGGTGGTGCAGTGGTGTCATCTGCTTTTTGCGCTCTTAACTTGTTTAATAAATCAATATTACCTTGATAATCTCTTGGTCTATTTTTATAGGCTTCAGGATCTAATTTACGAATCTCTGCTCCTACCTTACCATATTTTTCTTCATCGCTCATACCAGCCAATTGTTGAATTCTATCAATTTCGTCAGATGGTGGAGCAGGAGGTGCTGTATCTACAGCAGGTGCCTCTGGAGCGACAGGCTCTGCTGGAGCAGCAGGAGCCTCTGGTGCAGCGGGTGCCGCTGCTGCTGGTTTATTGTCTGCTGCGACGGCTGCCGGTTTATTATCTGCTGCAGGTTTATCGTCACCACCTAATGCAGCCATGCCTGCTGCACCGGCGCCTGCCCCTATTGCAGGACCGCCTCTTGATGTTGCTGCACCTGCTTTTGATGCTAATGATTGATTTGGTAAATTCATTGCACCTTGTGGATTTTTAAATCCGCTAGCAAAGTTACTAAATTGTTTAGCAATATCGTCGCCGTACTTTGTACCTAATTTGACAACATCATCAATGCCTTCATCTACAGTTTCTTCAGCAACTTGTTTGCCTGAAGTTTGTACAGATGCTCTTTTAGCAGCAGCCAATGCTTGTTGCTGTTGCTGCTGTTGAATTCTATTTGGTGGAAGAATTATACTTAAACCTCTTGCACCTAATCTACGCAGCATGTCATTGACTGCTACGCCTGCTTGTCCTGGAACACTTACGTTTAAAAAGCCTGATTGGCCAGCAATTGGTTTATTGTCTGGACCAACTACTGGAATAGGAAACTGACCTTCATTAATAATTTCTTGTTCAGTTTCTTCAAAATATTCTTTTAATGATTTCTTTTTATCTTTCTTATCATCGTATCTGATATCAGCGGCAACTTTTTTGCCTGCTTTTTCAGCACGTTCGTCATCACTACCTTTATGACCTTCATCATATTCAATATCTTTAGTGACTTCTTCGCCTGCTTTTTTGGCTTTATCATCTTTTTCGGCTGTTGACTCAGCCTCATTTACTAATTCTAAAAATTTCTTAAATTCCATGATAAAACCTCTTACGCCATTGCGCCTGTTTTAGGCTTGGCAGGACGTGTAATATTAGTCATTGGACTCTTATTACCCTTTGATTTGTCATCTAAGTATGGCTTGAATGGATCAAAACTGTCTGGGGTTCTCTTTCCATCAAACTGTAAATCTTTGCCTTGAAAACCGTCTTTACTTTGTGCTTTGATACTATCTAAATATGAATTACCATAATCCTTACTTGCTTTTTTAGCAGCATCACCCGCATCTTCCATTTCAGTGTGAGTTAATACAGGACTGTGCTCCATTTGATTAGCATATTCTTCGCTTTCACGGTTGATGCTATCATCGTATTCGCTATTGACCAAACGTACATAATTGACATTATAGCCTAATAATTGTGCTAACTGTTGTACCATTGGTTCTGTAGCAGGATAACGGAATTTGCAACGCAACACTGTTACTGGTTCATTGCTCATACCCGGAAAACCATATGCATCTTTTGCAATAGGAAGTGTTTTAGGTGTGATTGGAGTTGCTGGATCAAACTTCTTAAGATTATGAATGAACAAATCTAGGAAGTTTTTATCAACTTCTCCGGCAATTTTAATAGTTACATCATATAAATGTACACTTTCTGCAATGTATTGTTTTAGGCTTTTCATACGTATATCCTGTATCTAATATTTATCACTAATTTATGTTTTTAGTTGTCAGGGATTTGAGTAGTTCATTACGATCAAGTACTTTACCCTCACCTAATGGGGTAGCCTCAATCTTTTCTTCTTTACTTGCTAATTTCTGATCTAATCCCGCTTTCTTTAGTTGCAATTCAATCATCTTTAACTTTTTTTGCACTTTTGCTGTTTTTGCAGTGATAGCATGACCTAGCATAGTACCTGCTACATTAAAAATTTCGCTGCTATAACGACTATCAACTTGCATACCCAAATCCATTAAATCTTTATAACTATTTTTGGCTAAATCCGCTAGATCGTCCATTTCATGATCCGCAGTTTCTAATCCACGCACTTGAGGTAATGCGTTTTCTATCTTTTCAAGGTTATCAAGAGCCGTTTCAGTTACTTCCTGAGTTTCGGGAGGTAATTCAAGTTGTTCAGATGTCTCTTCGCTTTGCGAGAGATTGAATAGTTCTTCAAGTTTACGTGTCATAGGGTATTTAGTCGGTATTTATTTGTTAAGATGTAATTTATTCTATCCCAGGATATATTCATTTTCAATGCTATTTGCCTGGTGCTGTAACCTTGATCTTCTAATGAAAATACTTGAGAAAATAGGTGCTTGTTCTTTTCGACGTATTGCTGGAATCTACGTTTATGCATGTCGGAAGACCACTTGCTTCCTTTTCTTGCTTCTGCTGATTTAAGGCAATTTGCAAGACGATTATCAAGGGCTTTTTGAGTCCATTCTCTGTTACGCATCTTTTCTTTCATCGACTCTGATCTTTTGATACCTTTGATAGAAGTAGGACCTCTTTTATCTATACCCAACTGATGCGATTGTTTATGTAATGGATTTTTTAATGGATGATTTTGTTTCATCTTAAACGAATGAGTTTCTGCAAATATTTTTCTTTCATATTCGTATAGTTTGCTTGAGGGTGCATAACGTTGATGTAATTTGTTAGATGCATTAGACAACATGTGTAATGCGTATATCATCTTATGTCTGTTATCATCAACTAACATTTTAGTCAACAGTAAATGACAAATAAAATGTTCTCTAGCAGTTAATTTTACAATATTAGATTTATCATTTTTACCACCTAGTGTTTTCGGAATGATGTGGTGTTTTTCAGTATACCCTTCAGTTATTCTTTTTTTTGCTTTGTTGATAATAGCAAAGTACCAAGATGTGTATTTATTTTGAAGAAATAGCATACGATCTCCTATATACTATTTATTCCTTCCGTTCCTGAACAAATCATCCTCTGTAATGACTCTAAAAGTTAATCCTGCTTTTTTACAGTATGCTGTTGCTGCTGCCCATTTTGCATGATTGACTGCCACTGCAGCCTTGTCTCTTGCGCTAGCGGTTCTACTTTCAATTAGACTTTGTTTTTTAGGTTTTATTTCAACAAGTTCTGCACGTTGTCTGCCATATTTATCCTGATATTGAACAAAAAAGTCAGGTACATAAATTGTTGATTTGCCTGTTAGTGGATTTCTGTAGGGTATTTGTATAGATTCACTAGCCCAGGATATCACGCTATCGTGGTTATCACAAAACATCATAAATGTTAATTCCCAACCACTACGATATCTAGGTACATGTGTGCCTATATACTTACCTTTATTCTTACATTGATATTTGCCTTGAGCAAAATTTGCCATATTAAATTACAACGTTTCTAGCAACTGCCTGATTAGGTACCGGTATAACTGCTAATCCATATAAACTTGTTTTGGACTTAAAACTATTGAAATAATATGCCATCACTTGACTTAGATCAACTTTAGTTCTTGCTCTGCCTTGCAGTTCTTCAAGCAATACCATAGCATCTATACCATTTTCTTGCGCCATTCTAAAAAATACAGCAGTAAAATTTGCTGCAATTTGTTTGGTGTCGCATACACTATCAAAATAACTTTTAACTAAATCCCACTGGTTGGTAGGAATTACGGAATTAGTTTTATAAAAAGCATCGAAAATTTTTACTGTATTTTCTTGTGATTGTCTTTGAATATCATATAACATTAAATTGGTCCTCTTACTCTAGGTTGAGGCGGAGAAGTTGTTGATGGTACTTGAGATCCTGCAGTTGGATCTCCACCAACAACACCGGGTTGTGAACCGTTTGCTATTGTCGGTGAACCTGCTCCATTATTTGTGGGTGTTTCTTGTTTTATCGGAGTTTGAGTTTGTTGATTTCTAATTGTTGGTCCAACTTTTAATTGTCCCAGTGCGCCTAATAATAAATTTTCTGCTTCTTGTTTTAATGCTGTTTTAGCATTATACGATTTATAATTATTGTAAGTAGCACCTGCTACTTTTATAGCACCTAAAATATTTCCTTCACCTAGTGCCTTTACAAATCCGCCTACACCATCAAGAAATCCACTCGGCCCTAAAATTTTACCGTTAGCACCGGGTATGGTAATTGGACTTAATTCTCTGTCATAATTGGCTGCATCAGCAAAGTTGCCAGTTTCAATATCAGGTAATGTTTCACCATTAAATGCACCTTCATAATATTGCACAGTTTCGTATTCTAAAGTCATACGATTTTGCATGACACCGTTGCCTTGATCATAATCATATGAATCATGTTGAAAGTTTGCAATAATAGGATTAATTAATTGATAAGCAATATATTGATGTTGATTAAATCCATATACTGTCACGCTATTAAAGAAAGGTTTTTTAGTATTATCACCTGATGCATTTGTACTAATTTCACCAATGTATCCCCAATCAAAACTTCCTTGAGCATCATCGGTGTATGTATTTCTTACATTAAAATCAGCCTGAGTACTTTGTGTTGTATTACTAGTTGGATTTTTAGTTAATTTACTTGCGTCTTTGTAGTAATATGTATAGTATGCATACCATAATTTATTAATGACATTGCTGTTATCATCATGAAAAGTAATTTCTACTGGATCATAATTAATCTTTGTTTGTACAATTCTTTTACGATTATATTGATTTAATGTGTGAGTAGCAAAACGATAACTAGGCAATCTAATATCTTTTACCAATAAACCGTAATTGTTAAAATTTGCAGTCATTGTTGAATCTAATGCTGCAGGATTAATATTAAAATATGTATGAAAAAGAAATTTAAATTTAGGGGCAAGAGCGTAACTATCACTTACAAAAGTCTTACTTGCGTGACGAAAATCTCTTAAGTAGGCCCCACTAGGAGCCCCCGGTGTTCCTAAAAAAGCACCGAGGGCATTCTGCAAATTCTGGTAAATTCCAGACATCAATTCACCTTATTAAAGGTTGTTATTGTTATTACCTATACCAATTGCGCTTGTGCCAAGTGTTCTGCCTACAGCAGTACCAACTCCACTACCTAGTGGTGTTTGCAATGCGTTATCGTAACAAATAGTTAACTGAATAGTAACAGCATCACTTTGACCGTAATTTAGTGTTTGATAATTTGCACCGCGCAACCAGCAACCATATAGTTCCCATGTTTCAAGTACTACTGGTGCTGAAGTTCCGTTACCACCATCTAATATTTCGATGTTAGTTTGGAACTTATAATCTTGACCTGCTGCTGCTGAAGCCTGTTCCATGAAGTCTAATTGCTTCTGTAACTGTTGACCTACAGCCTTAGCAACTTCACCAGTAGCCTCATCACGAATTGTGCAAGTGATATCTGTCCACTGATGCTTGCCTGCTAATTTAACTGTGCTGTTATAAACAGGTAGTGTTACCTGATCAAACTGTACAGTTGGTCTTGCTATGTCAACGATTTGTCTAGTAAGAGCCAAACCTGCTAGTGTGTCTACTCCAAAGTTTAGAAATTTAACTCTAAAGCGATATTGTAGTTTTGGCATTAACAAGCCTTGGTTACCAGAACCTCCGTCACTACCAGCAACTGACATTCTGTTTAATGATATTGCAGCCATTTTAGTATTTCTCCATAATCTTATTTATTAATTAATTATCCCTGATTTCCTAATTCACCAGTGTTCAATATACGTACTGGGATGTAGATGAACTCAGCAGCCTTGACAGGCTCAATTGCTACGTCGATCCACAACTCATTACGATCTATTCTTGCTGGTGTGTTATTTGACTCATCGCAAACAACCAAGTAATCATAGATACCTCTCTTAGCAATTAAATCAAGCATCAATGTTTCTACAACACCTGAAATTTCTTGACGAGTTGTAGTATCGTTTGGTTCGAATACGAATGGTCTTGCTGCTAGTGTCAATTGACGACGGATGTACGCAACTAGTCTTGCTACGTTTGTACGATCCAATGCGCTTTGACTATTGAATGATGTCTTGTTACCATAGTTCAACAAACCGTTACCAGTAAAGAATACTAGTGGGTTGATGAAGTTTTCGTACAATGTATCACGTATGCCAAGTCTTGTCTTAGTTGAAATGAACTCACCAGTTGTGCCGTCAAGATATCCAATGCTCAATGCATTGTCGATGATACCACGACGAACACCTGCTGCTGCGAACCAAGGATAAGCAATAGTGTCATTACGTAAGAAAGTACGTAACATCATATGACTTGCTGGAACAGCAACTTCGTTACCATCTAGGTCTGTTGCTAAACCACTTGGGTAGAACAAGCCCATATAAGTATTACGAGTTACTAATCCATCTTCACCTGTGCTTGCTGCACCTGCTGCATTAGTTGCCCATGCTTGAATTGCAGTTGCACTTTCTGGTAGACGCATTGGAGTGTCACCTAGAATGTAGCAAGTTTCGCCGCGAGCACCGTTAACTTCAATCATGTTAGGCTGACACTCAGGATAATTTGGTGTAGCCATTAAATTGAAGAAGTTATCTTCGTCACGAATTGCTGTATTAGTTGCTAATACACTACGTAGTGCTTCAACAACCATTGCTCTTTGAGCCTTACGACCCATATAAGGAGCACCATTTGTTTGCAATCCACTTACTGTTACCCATGTGCTACGAATTGTTGGTATTGTTTCGTCTGGGAAAGATACAGTATTAAAATAATTAGTTCTGTATTGTTTTACGTTATTTCCACTACGACGAGTATTAAACAATAAGCATCCAATTGGATACAAGTTAGATGCTGGTGCATCTATGTCAAGATTATTGCTTGTTAACAATGACTTGATTGTTGGGATAGGATCGTTTGCTGGGTTAATTGTATTTTGATTACTTGACCAACGTGCATCGGCAAATACGATGCCTGATGAACTAGTTTGATCTGAATTATCAATTAATACCCATTGATCTTCACCATCAACTTCTTGCCAACGGCTGATTACTGGATAGTTTTCTAATGCCTCTGCACTAGTATCAACCCATAAATCACCATAAGCAAGTGCTGTGCCATCACTCTGTGTTTCTGGCATGCTTGCGCTTACGATTGGACCGTTTGGATCAGTTGTATTTGTACCGCTTGGTAGTGGGAAAGCATTATTATCAAAGTTTACGTTGCGATAACCCTTCCAACCTGATTGTGTGTTGACCATAATGTCAACTTCATTTGTTACACTATAGTACCAGTTAGTATTATTTGCTGGTGTTTCTGTTGGTGCACCTTCGTTAGCAGTATAATCAAATTCTACCCAGTTACTTAACATAACTGAATATTTGTATGCTGGTTGATTACCACCATTTGTTGCTAATACTATACCTAGTACTTCACCGCCAGCACCTACACTAGTTACTACAACTTCTAAGTTATTATCAGTTGTACCACCCATGTCAGTACCAGCAAAAGTAACGATGTCACCTACAACATAGTTTGTACCGCCTGAAAGAATTGGTCCAAGTCTATATTGATCAAGTTGTGATACTAAAACTTGAATTTGTAGTCCGGCGCCGGCAATTGAAGTTGTGCTGCTTTGAGCAACGTCAAATAAATCGCCTTGAAGAAGTCCTGGCTTGCAACCTGCTGTTACATTTGCAACAAATCCTGCTTCTTCTAGTAAACCATTAGATAAACCAGTTACAAGATTAATGTCACTGACACTAATTGAACCACCTAATGTATGTGTAATTTGAATTGAACCTTCTGTAGTTACTTCGGCTGTTGTGTAAGGAATACTTGCTAACTGCCATGCTTCTACAAACTCTTCAGCAAATGTATTATCTGCTAATGAAACAGTGTATGGACCCTGCCATGAACTGCTATTAGGAATAGTTACATATACTGTTGCTTCATATGGACCTGCATTAAAGTTTGGACTTGTATTAGTACCAGTAACTACTGTAGGACCTGTAGCAAGACGCTTCCAATAATAAATTGGACCAGGATGATCTGGAGAAAATGCATTATTATAAGAATATTGTCCATATATTGTGCCTGCTGGTATAGCCTGTCCACCAGTTGCGTCTAGTGCATCAATGGCTGCAGCATCACCTGTTGCTAATGAAACAGTTTTAGCGATCCAAGCATTAACACTTGCATCATACTCTGAAATGATAGGGCTAAAGCCGTTACCTGCTGCGCCTACCTTTAACCATACAGAACCACTTGGTCTTGGAGTAGTCTGTCCTGTTTGCCATAGTGGTTGTTGTGCAGATGTTCCATAATAGAATGCTGGAGAATAATATGTACCTGCACTGATACCTAGATCAGATAGTACTGTTCCTGTTCCTGCACCTACTACAACAGATGCATGAGTGAAAATCTGCAAGCGACCTGCTGAATTTACATCAGCAGTTAAATTCTGCCAACCTAAAGCATTGATAGCATTTGCTACGCCAGTAGCAGTATTTGAACCAAATCCAGGAACAGTAATTGTTGCTGTTTGAGGATTTGTAAATTGATCTGCTATAGTTAATGTAAATGTTTGACCTGCTGTTAATGTAGGATTAGAATTTGAACCTACTATAGTAGCAACGCTTTCATGCCATTCGCATGAACCTACTACTACCCATGTGTTATAACTATTCTTATAGAAGAATTGCTGTGCTGTTGTTGCAGTTGGTACTTCAGTAGTTTGTAGTGCGATTACTGCATAAGTTCCTACTGCACCTAGATATCCTGCTGGATAACCTGCAACTACGTTTTCAGGATCAGTAATTACTAAAGGTTGTTGTAAAGTAAATTGACCTGTTGTTGCATTAAATTCATATAGGCCCCAGTTAGTTAATGTAGTATCTAACCAATACGCGCCATCTTCTGGCTCACCTACTGGGCGTCCTGCTTGTCCTACGAGGCTTGATAAATCAATATCAGCACGTAAGCAATAAACACGATTTGTTACACCTAGTGCAGAATATGCTGCTAATAAACCGTATTCGTTTAATTCATAGCCTTGAATTGGTGTACCATTTGTTGATTCATAAAAGAATGGTTTACCATATAATGATACCAAGTCGCGCTGACTTGTAACTAGATATAACTTACCAGCATTTGCTGCGGTTGTACCTACTGCTACCCCTGATTCAGTAGCGTTTGCTTTATTTGCCGCAGTTGCGAATACAACTAGCGGAACTGATCCGATTTGGGCTGGAAGATATTGACTTTGGTCAATGATTGTAACTTCTACGCCAGGTGATGTTAATGCCATGTTCGTTTTTCCTATATGTTATATTTTGAGGGTAACAACCCTAAATGCTTAATATTATTTATAGCAAATTATAAAAAACATTGGATTAACATACCTTCGAAGGCAGTAAATAGTTTTTATGATAAGGCCTATATGTAAAGAGTGTAATAAGAATTTTTGTGCTATAAACTATGTAAAAAACGATGTTACCCATTATAGAAGTATATGCAATGAGTGTGGTGGTAAAAAAGTAAAAAAACGCCCATCAAAACCAAATTGGGAAAAAGCAGGTTATAAAAAGAAACCTACATGTGATATATGTGGATTCAAAAGTTTGTATCCTACACAAATGACGGTATTCCACATTGATGGAAACCTTAAAAATACAAACTTTAGTAACCTCAGAACAATCTGTTTAAACTGTGTAGAGGTTGTAAAACGTAAAGAAGTGACTTGGAAACGAGGGGACTTACAAGTTGATTATTGAGTCAATCTTACGATGTAATTCGTCTACTGTGCCGCCGTTATCAACATAGTAATCATAATCAAGACCAACACTGCTGTATTCACTAGCATGTACTTTATGCTCCTGTAGTACTGATAAACTATTTTTATTGCCAAAATTATAGGCAAGTGCTGCATCGTACCAGGGTGGATTTGCACCCCTGGTTACTCTGATTGTTAGCCCGCCCATTCTTTTAATAGACTTTAGTTCGTTAGGAAAACGACAGTCGCTAATAACGATGTTGTCTTTTGCTGTGAGCAAGGTATTTTCTACACTGGCGATCCAAATATCATCATGGAATGCTCGACGACCTACTTCTGTACCCCATTGTTGTAATACCCAGCGTGGGGTGAGATTAGGGATACCTAGACGTTCTGCCCACCATGGATCAACTATGTCACGCCATTCACGGCTGTACTTTGTTGTACCCTCAAGCAGTTCACGATCCCAACCAAAGATACTTGCTACAGCATCTTTTAATGGACCGGCGTAACTCATACGCTTGAATCCTTTGAATGTAATAAGATAATCGGCAATAGTATCTTTGCCGCTACCTATAAAGCCTGCAATTCCTACGATCATTGTGTAATTATAATAGATGTTTAAACTAAAATCAACCCTGAATCCAAGTTAATGGCTGACTATAATCTTGATAACGGCGCAAATCTTCTAGCAATCTTTCTTGATCTGCTTTACCTTCTGCCTTCATATTAGCACCATTCAGAGTGGTGCCGCCGCCTGGACCCACAATAGTTCCAAATTTTTCACGGGCTTCACCGATAATAATTTTTAATTGTGCTAGTATAAAGTCAGCAATCCAAACACCAGCACCCGGATCTTGTAATAATTCAGTTTCAGGTCTAGTCATATCTGCCCAAATTAGTACACGCTCACCTGTGCCCTTGAAGTCACGTACAACACGCAATACCTTAGTAACAGGATTAAATGTATATGTGACATAGCCACCGAACATACGAGCAGCCAATTCTACATAGCCGGCATAGAAATCATATGTTGCCATGCCACCTGTGTAGTTATAGTTCAATAGATATGTATTGAGAATAGCACTGCTAAATGGATCAAAACTAGTACTACTTGGACCAGTCTCAAGACCAACTGTTCTGCGAAAAATGGCACGAACATTGATATACTCTGCCGGTAGAGTATAAGTGTCAACATTCTTAATAATTGTCATCAAAGTATAACTTTCAATAGTAGCATTTTGTGCCCTTTGACGATACACCTTAATAGCATAATCATATGCAGCCTCATAATGCTGAGGATCTAATTCCAAATCAACAATATCGCCACCTAAGCGTAATCTTAGGTTGTTGAACATCGTTTCTTTTAGTTGCTGTAAGTTCGCATTAGTTGGTGTTGATAATGGGTCTGCTGACATATCTATTTCCGATTATTATGTATTTATCGGGATATAAATTTATGTAAACTCAAAAAACTGATCTCTAATAGAAACGTTTGCTGACATGTTTAGCATATTTTGTAATCTAGGGGGTCTTATTCTAAATTTGAAATTTGTACCGTTATTTGAATATTCTAATACGCCTAAAAATTCTTTAAATTGTTGCGAATCACTAAAGTTTAACCCATGCTTATTTACATATTGCGTAAGTTGACCCCTTACACTTTCATAGTATTCGGCAATACGTTCTTGCGCATCGTCATTGTCCAAATAAGTTAAATTGATATCAGTAATTTTAGTGGTGTCATGCGAAATTGACAACAGGGCTTGTAACTTACGATAAACTGGGCTATTAATATAATCGGTATTGATAATATCATTAGCAGTCATACTTGCAATAGTCCAATTACTACTGGATGAATCTTTTTTAGACTTTAATTCAATATCATAGTCAGATAGGTCAGGATTACCATTACCTGGATCTATAATTCGTAGTTCACCTTTAATAAGACTATCAATATATTTTCCATATGCACCGTCATCATTTTCATTTAGATGGTTAGGAAATTGATGTCCTACAAGTTTATCAAAACTACGTTCTGCTACTCTAACTTTTGTAATTTTTGGATACTTTTTGTTAGCCATTACAAATCACCTGCTTTACGATTTTCGCTATAGTAAACGTCAAACTGTCCGCCCGGATATCGTGCTTCAAGTTTCTTTACATTCTCAGCAACGACTTCATTAGGATCTAGGTCAAGTGCCCTGCAGGCGTTGACCCAGTACCACATGATATCACCGAGTTCCCTCTTCATGTGAAAACGTGTTTCTTCAGACAGGGGCTTACCCTGAAATACCATCTTCTTTACGATTTCTTGAAACTCACCTGTCTCACTGCCTAGTCCAATAGCACCACAAAGCAATAGTGGTACATTGATATCTGGACCATGCATGTACTCACCATCTGCACCATATGATTCATAATTAGCATCTAGGCGATCAAGACGATTCATGAACAGTGTAAGGTCCTGACTCTCCTTACTAGTGACTGCTTCAACGAAATCCTTATACTTATTCAAATCAACATTGTTACTCATACTAACTCCTTAAACATTTCTTTGCGACCATTTTCGCCTAATGTAGCATCAAAAATTTCTCTCGTTCTTTGAAGCATAGCACATGCTAACATCAATTGATCATTACTATCATTTGCTGAAAGAATAGCAGTATCAATAATGGTCATCAAAGTTTCCATTCTTGCTTCAATGGGATTGAATTCATATTTACTAGTCATTAGAAAGCCCTCAGTATAATCATGTTAGCGTTGAATCGTCCGTTAGGTGCTGCACCAACTGCTTTGATACCATCAAAGAATTTACGTGCAGCAGGTTTGCTACCCATAATCTGCTTGATCTGTTCTTCAGGCTTACGCAATGTTTTGATCTGCGATTCCTTAGTACAGAAACCAAGAATAGTATTGCCCTTGACACCAATGCTCTTAGTGTACTCATCGGCAACATAGTGATGAAGTTTGCGCTTCTTAGTATCGTAGACCCATGCTTCACTGCAACCGTGAAGTTTAGTGGGGCTGACACTTTCAAGTTCAAGTTTCTCTAACTTGAATGTCTTGAGATACTTGAGACGCTTGACAACCTTCTCGACCGGTACAGGCTTCTTAGCGCGGGGCTTCTTGCCTGATTTCTTCATACCGATATATGCGTTTAAATCGGCAATGACAGTTTCAATAGCACTAATGATGTTACGCAATTGAATCTTACCGAAACGCTCATAGGCTTCGTTTAACTGTTCATCTTTGCCACTAGCAACTTCATTGTACTCATCCAACTTAGATTGCCAAGCACTGACCAACATAGGTACGTGCTGCGACAAAATGTTGCGTTGAGACAACACATCCATTGCCTTGATGCCTTCCTTACCGGCACCATTCTTTAGATAGTCGTCCCACAAACCCTCAAGTTCACCACCAACTTGCTGAGTACGCTCACGCATGATCTCCTGCACGTTAGGGCGATTGCTTACCGGGGCTTCATCATCACTTGTATCAACTGTGACAAACGACACAAGACGACCAATCTCGTTCTGAAGTTTAGCAAGAGTGTCATTACTAACAACACCGCCGCGAACGATACAACGTGCTAACCAACCATATGTAGTTTTGACCTGACGATCATTGACGCGACGAATAGTTTTGGCAGTTTGTTGCTTGCCCGCAACATCTAGATATTGGGCAATGAATTCTTTAGCGTCCTTGTTATCGTAAAAGTGATTATACCAATTGAACGCCCTAGCAAGTTCCCATTCTGTAACAACCGTTTCACTATTGAAACTGGGTTCAGGACCAATGTGCTTTAAGTCAAAGTCTTTGGGCTTCAACTCTTTAATTTCTGATTTCTGCTTCATAAAATGACTCCGATATTGTCATCGATTTATATATTCTAGCAAAATACTAGGGTAAAGTCAATCCTTTGTAAGTCATTGATTTTTATACTAAATACAACTATGCCCAAACTTTCGTTATATCACCCTACAAAATCAAATGATTACAAGTACTTTGATAAAGTAATATCAGAGCAATTTACTGTGGGCGGGACGGATCTATACATACACAAATATATAGGTCCGGTGGCACAAACACCTAGTCCGGATTATACACAGCCACAATATATTAGTCCAGATCCACTACAGATACAAGATTTGTTGTTTTTAGAAAATCGTGATCGCAAGTACGATCCGAACATTTATCGTTTGCGTGGTCATTATAACGTGCAGAACCTAGATTTCGATCTAAGTCAGTTTGGCTTATTCTTGAATAATGACATTATATTCATAACCGTTCACTACAATGATATGATCGATATTATTGGTAGAAAATTGATGGTGGGCGACGTTCTTGAACTACCGCACTTGCTTGATTATAATCCATTAAATGAAACTATACCAGTTGCATTAAAAAGATTCTATCAAATTACAGACGCAAACTTTGCAAGTGAAGGATTCAGTCAAACTTGGTATCCACATCTATGGCGTATCAAGTGTGAACCATTAGTTGATAGTCAAGAGTTTAGTAACATACTTAAAGAACCTATCAACCAAGACAATTATCTCGGAGATTGGGATAAAGATAAAGTTTATCCACCTGGCTATATTATTAGTTACGGTGATAAGAATTATGAAAGTATCAAGGAAGTACCTGCAGGTATCAATCCACCTAATGAGGAATATTGGAAGTTAAGTGACGAACAAAATCTTAAAGATATTCTTTCAACATATAATAAAAATTTACAAATTAACGATGCTCAATTACAAGAAGCAAAACGTATATTACCTAAAGCAGGTTATAACAACAATGACTTGTACGTTGTACCTACATACGGCATCTATCAAAGCAATGGAGTATTATCAGACAAATTAGACCAACCTGCTCCACCTATCAATGTTGTCACATATAGTGGTGGCGCACCGCAAACAGGAAGTTACGCCACTGTTGTATACATGCGCAATCCTAAATATAAAAATCCAAGCGTAGGTTTACGAATTAGTAAAGAAACAATTAAAAGTATTTGGGATATGACGGCTGATAGTGATATTTCAGATAAGTTTGATAAATTTATACAGGCAAGTTTAGAAGTAGCAGAAACCAAACCAGAAGTTCTTAAGGGAGGATCTGGTACTAGAGCATTACAAGGTGACAAATATCTTACTGTGAAATCAATGGGTCCTGTTACCGGACCATATGGTACAGCAGATAACACCTATGCTACAGCAGATCAAGATCCAACACAGTCAGGATTTACAGGAACTGTAAGCACACAAATGGACTATCGCGCTGATTGTGATCCTGCATTCCAATATATCACTCGCGCAAGTCCTAGAAGTTTTGGATACAGTGCAGGATATTTGACAGGTGACGCTATTCCACCAAATGGTTTATCAAGCGGTGCTGGTATTGCATTCCCACAAAATCCTCAAGTCGGTGATTATTTCTTGCGCATAGATTATATGCCGCAAATATTATATCGCTGGGACGGACAAATTTGGGTACGCATTTCAACAAATGTAAGAACAGAAACAGGCATGACGGCAACAGATCAGTCACAACTTTCGGGATTCATTAACAATGAGTCTGATATATACTTTAACAATAGTAATAAAGTAATACCTTCTGCACAGCCACTATCAAGTATTTTAGATATAGCGCCGGATAATTTACCACCAATAGAGTAACACATGGCACAATTTTTTTATGACAACCAGATACGCAGATTCTTATTGCAGTTTGCGAAAATTTTTAGTAATTGGTATGTAACCAAAGGCAAGGATCCTAATGGTAATGATATATTAGTGCGTGTACCTGTCATGTACGGTGATCAAAGTCGTCAAGTACAAACTATTATTCAAAATAATAGTCCAAGTTCATTGCCCAGCGCGCCTATGATTACGTACTTTATTACAGGTTTAGAGTATGATCAAAAACGAACACAGGAACCTTTTTTCGTTGAGAAGTTACAAGTAAGACAGCGTTCTTATAATAACGAAACAGAAGCATATGAAAATACACAAGGGCAAGCATTTACTATTGAACGTTTAATGCCGGTACCCTATACACTAAGACTTCAAGTAGATTTTTGGACTACAAATTATAATCAAAAATTAGAATTAATTGAACAATTGGGTACATTGTTTAACCCTAGTTTAGAAATTCAAAGTACTGATAATTTTGTTGACTGGACATCATTAACAGTTGTATATCAAGATGGGTTAACATTTAGTTCAAGAACTATTCCAATTGGAACAGGTAATCCTATTGATGTGTTGAGTTGGAAATTCTATATGCCTATATGGATTAGTACAAGTGCTAAACTTAAAAAGATGGGTGTTATTCACAAAGTTATTGCTAGCATTTATAAGGGCACAGCACTACAAGATATACAAGATGAAGATTTATTGTTAGGTACTAGACAGAAAATTAGTCCTTTTGGTTACAAGTTATTATTGATAGGTAATAAATTACAGTTACTACCTGCTAATGAAGCATTTTACCCACCCAATACTGATCTTAATGATCCGTCTCCTCCTAATACTGATTTGTATTGGAGTAGTTTATTAAACGCATACGGCGCGTGGAAACCCGGCATCAGTCAAATATGGTTACAAAATCCATATATGGAAACTGACATAGTTGGTACAATAGTACCTGATCCGGTAGACGATAGACTTTTAATTTATAATATTGATCCAGACACATTACCACAAAATACACTTCAACCAGTAGATAGTGTTATCAACCCACAACTAAGTGGTCCTAATGCAGGTTTACCGGGCCCAGTTAATGGTCGTAGATATTTAATTGTCGAAAATATAGGAACTGAAGGTAATACCACATTAGCCTGGGGTAATTTAGTTGCTGAAGCAAATGATATTATACAATATGATGCTAGCGCAGGAGAATGGGTTGTAAGTTTTGATGCTAGCGAAAGCACTAATGTAGAATATGTAACCAATCTAACTACTAATATCCAATATCGTTATGTTGATCAAGAAGGTCAATGGATGAAGTCATATGAAGGTTGGTACGATCAGGGTGATTATAGTATTGTAATTTGATGCTGTATTTGCTATACTGACATTATCATGAAAAATACCTCGGCAGGAATATTTTTTTATAGTACCGTTACCAAAAGATTTTTATATCTGTTACGTAGCGATGCCAATTATGCGTGGGGTGTGCCGGGCGGTAAAATAGAAAATGATGAAACTCTGTTAGAGGGCTTAGAAAGAGAGTGTTTAGAAGAAATTGGCTATTTTCCTGAGAACGCAAAATTAGTTCCAATTCAAAAATTTGTTAATAATACTTTTACATACCACACCTTTTTCTGCGCGGTTAATGAAGAATTTGTGCCAAAATTGAATTACGAGCATGTAGGGTATGCATGGATTGGAGACAGCCAACACCCTAAACCAATGCACCCAGGCTTGTTCAGTACTGTTAACATAGATATAGTTAAGGAAAAATTAGAAATACTTACAAAATAAAAACGGGGCCTAAGCCCCGTTTTTACTAGTCATGTGACTATTTTTACTGCGACAAGAACATTTGAATTGCCTCGATTCCGGTAGCACCCAATAGTGCTGCCGCTCCCATTAGCATCCATTTAATTTTTTCAAAACTGGATACTTTATCTGAAAGTTCCTTATGTTGTTCAGTTGACATATCGCTATACTCTTTAAGGAGTGATTTAGTTTCAGCCATATTTCTATCTAAACATTCATGAAGGTCTTTTACATCTAGTTTTAATTCATCAACTTTTTCATGTAGGTTTTCTACTTCAGTTTGAAGAATTGCCACATCAGTAATGGTTTGTTCAAATTTAATTCTTTTTGCAGTAGCAGCCATTATTACACCTATTAAGCGTTAGTAATAGTTACAACAGGGTTCAACAATCCATTTGCAGTGTTTGCTGCAACTGCGCTGTTGAATGATGCAATTACATCAGGATCAACATTTGACAATACTGCTGTACCTGTACCTGTGCCAGCACCAGTGGCAACGAATGTGATACCAGTCATGTTAGCAAATGCGCCAACTGCTGTCCAATCCGTGTCACCTGCAAACTCAATAGTGTAAACAGTACCTGCTACCAATGCTGAAGCAGCCACAGTTGCTGGGAATACTTCACTATTGTAATCACTTAATGATTGAACATATGCTGTTGAAGTGTCGGCATAAGTTGCAGTGATATTAAATGTATTAGGACCTAATGCTGTGTTAGCAACATTTGCTGTATAGCAAGCCTGAGTTAGACCTGATGTTGTGCCTGTTACTAGATACTTTGTTTTACCTTTCTGACGAACGATAAAGCCTGCTTCTGGTGTACCATAAGTATATGCACCGCCTGATACGTTTGCACTAGCATTTGCTGCGAATGTAGCGAATACTGCGTTTGCGTTTGCGATGTCATCGATAGTACCAAGAATGTTACCATCAACGTCATATACGATTGTACCGTCAACGAATGTGTTTGCAAAGTCTGTGCCAACACCGTCGATGTTTGGACTGTCGTCTGCTACTGTGATTGTACCAGTACCTGATATACCCATGCATACACCAACTAATACTTGACTACCATAGATTGCTGTGTTACCACCAACTACGCCATATGTATTTGCGTTAGTTGCTGGATAACCTGCGCCGCCAATTGGATTGTTAAAATATGCGTCAACAACACCAACTGATGCTGAAACAGTACCAGATGCAGTTGCAAGTGCAAATTCAGTATATGTTGGATTGGCTGAAAGTTGTGTTGCTGAAACAGTAAATGTGCTATTGTTGCCTGCATTCACAACTGATAGAATCCAGTATGTAGTACCTGCAACTAAATTACCGATATTACTTGCTGGGATGAATGGCATACCTGCAATGATACCTAAGTTAGTAAAGTTAGCATTTGTAGTTACTAGATTTGTGCCTGTAGTTGTATCTGTGATAGTTACGACTGCTTGGGCTTTTGCGATTTTAAGTGGACGACCCATTGTTTGTTTCTCCTATAATGCCGGGTTCTAGCCGGTACGCGGCGGGAACCGCATAAACTCATAACAACAACGTTATGAATATGTTATATTTATCAAAAAATGCTATTTTATTACGCGAGATTATTCGCCTACTGGTGCGCCTAATTCTGTGACTGAGAAGATGCCTGAACCACTAACTGAAATAAACGCTATGTAATTACCTTCACCAACAATAAATGAATTGTTTACTGTGTTTGCTGGAATAATTTCACAGGCTGTTAAATTTGCTGTAACTGAACTGTTACCTACTGCTACGGCTATTGCGCTAGTAGTAGTCGAAATACGAACCTTGTCAGTTGTGGCTACTGCTGTAAGTTGACTTGATCCGCTTGGTGTGTAAATTGCTGCTGCCATAATATTATTTATCTTATAGTCTTCCAACGACTACTTCGATTATACCTTCTTCACCTTCAAAGTTTTGTAATGCTTTGCCTATAACTGTGCCCATTTTAGGTTCTGAAATTGCTGCTTTTGCAAAGCCGTCACCGGCACTTACCATCATATCACCTTTATAAACTTTGCCTTTTACTTTACATGGTACGCGACCTTGTAATGCTATAGTTACAGGATGTTCACATTGTATCATACCATTCATTACATAAGCAGGGTCGGCTGATACCACACCAGCAACTTTATTTGTTTCAATACCTGCTAATGTAACTTCTTGTTCGCCACCAAATGCCAAAACAGTGCCGGCTGGGTAATTCTTATCAGCGCAATAGTACTCTGCTAAGTCAGCGTATGTTGATTCTAATCTTGATCCCGATGTTAATGTCCAATTACCAGTAATAGTACCTGGTGTTGATGGGTCACCGGTCGTGATTGAGGTGGTGACTGTCGGGCCACTTACATTTAAGTTTGTAATATTTGCAGTGCCGCCCACTGATATATTATTTCCAACAATAATATTACCCGGACTTACTGTCAAATTGTTTGTAGTTTTATTAAATGTAAAACTTGCGCTAGCATCTAATAAGTTATTGGTATTGAATTGAACAGAGGTAGTTACCCCTGCTGCGTTTGCCGAACCTTCACTACCTCCCGGAGCACAAGTTATAATACCACCGGATACATATGACCCAAATAGCGTAGTATCAACCGGACTTGTTAAAGTAATATCAGAATATAGAGCGAAAGAATTGCTAGTTAAATTTCCTATAAAATATGAATTACCGTTTACTTGCGTCATACCAGTGACACTTGTAATTGTAACTTCGGATCCATTAGTTAGAAAGATATCTTCTGCTGTAGTAACAACGCCAGGGTTGGCATTAGTAATATTAGCAATGTTTGCTGTAACAAACGCTTTAGGAGTCCAACTTAAATTACCAGTACCATCAGTAGTAAGCACATAATTAATGCCGCCACCTTGAATAGCGACATTGCTTACACTACCTAAATTAATATATCCGCCGGCGTCCCCGCCGCGATTAACCCAATTATCACCGTCGTATACTAATACTTGACCATTGGCTAAAGTACTATCAGTGATATTTAAATTGGTATTACCAGCACCGTCTAATTGACTAAATGCAATATCGCTATAGGCAGTTAAAACTTCAACATTTTCTGTGTTGCCTGTAGTTTTGCCAATAAACAAACGATTTACGTCTGCTGCAAAACCAAACTCTGCTTGATCTAGTTGTGGGAGATCGACTAACTCACCATAACGTTGCTGAATTTTAGAAATCTGTATAATAGACATAGTTGTACTTACACCGGTATTACAACTATTTATGCTAATGGGCTAGATGAATTGCTTGTAATATTCTTCTAATCTAGAAAACCATTTATCCTTATAATAGTCGAATTCTTTACCTTCTACGATAAATTCCTGATATTGATTATCTGCTGAACACATGAAAATAACACCCTTACGTATGTTAGTACCCCATACTTCATTATGTGCTGTAGCGTATGCTGCTAATTGTAAGAAATAATCATCAATCCATTCGCGCTTTTTAGGCTTGTTGGTCTGTTTATGGTCCATGATCGCTTCACTATTGTCATGTATTCCAACAAGGTCTGTAGTTCCTGCGTACACTTCAGGAAAGTATAGACTGACTTCTGTACCCCAAAATTCCTGACAATTGCTCAACCCCTTTTCGATGATAGTCTTAGCCATAGTATGGCTTTGTATGCTATAAGGATTAGTTCCAGGTTGTCCTGTGCTGCCGGTCTTGATATGGTTTTCAAGCCATTTATGCATACGTGTTCCGCGACCGGCAGCCTCAGTAGTAATCTGTTTTGCTTTTTCTTCACCTACACGTTTACGCCATTCACGTAAGGCTTGTTTTGCTTCTTCTGGTTTTGTAGCATCTAATATTGTGGTGACACTGGGAACTGCATGTCCATCTGGAGTCATATATTTTCGTGAACCATTTACTGTTTCACGCTTTAGTTCTTTGTATGGAAATTTATTAGGTACGTAAATCAAACTGTAAAACTCTCGCCGCAGCCGCAGCGTCCTGTTTCGTTTGGATTGATAAACTCAAAACGTTCATTCAATCCTTGCTTTACGTAGTCAATTGTAATACCATCTAAAAATGTTTCTGCTAATGGATCTACAAATAATGTGAATTTATCGTAGTGCTTATGAAAGCCTTCGATAGGTAAATCAGCAAACTCAAGGGTGTATGCGTAGCCAGAACAGCCTGTTTTCTTCACGCCTACAATGATCCCTATGCCTTTGCCGCGCTGTTCTAGTTGTTCAGTGAATCTTTCTTTGGCTTTATCAGTTATAGTTATTAACATTACAATATATTATATGTTAATTGTTGCAAAAAAACAAATTTTATTTACCCAATGCTTTTTTCGCCATCTTTGCTACTATCTCTTTACTTTGTTCTGGAGATTGCATTTCAGGCGATTTAGGTTGCTGAGGTACCCCTTTAAAAACTACTTCTTTTCCTTTAACATCAGATATGACTGATTTTAATGGATCTACTTGAATCATGTTATAAATGTCTCGGTTAGACAATACAACATCAAAACTATTGAAGTAATCTAATAACTGGTCTAATGTCCAATTACTATTAATTTCACCTTTTTTAATAGCCTGCTTAAGTTGGTCTGTTGCTGAAATTATGTTAACCAGCAATTCTTGATTTGAGAATTCAAAGAGGTACACTAGTTACCTCTTTTCGCGACCAACTCCACCTACTGGTGCTGCTTCTGGTTCCTCAGCAGGAACTTCTGCTGCGACTGTTTCTGCGCCGATAACTTCACCTTCTGGTTCTGCTTGTGCGCCGATATCTGTTACAGCAATTTCTTCTCCGCCGGCTGCAGGAGCACCTAGTGCTGCCATATCACCTTGACCTGTCATTGCGTTCATAGCACTTTGTAGTGACTGCTTGCTTTGACTTAAGCATTGATTTAGTGATGTTAATGCCTCACTTGCTGCTTGATTAAATGTTTGACTTTCATTTGCACCAATTTCACTTTGAATGCTGTCTACTAATGCAGGTAGTTCTTTAACTAACATGTTGTTAGTTTCTTCTAACATTTTCTGCAATTGATCAATCATATCTTGTGCTGCCAAAATAACTTGTGATTTTTCTACTTCGGCATTTTCAACAAGAATTCTTGAAGGCTTCAATGTTTTAAAATGTTCAAGCAATGCTTCGCTCATGAATATTAACTTTAAATAACTAGGATCATTTTGTGCTGTATAATAATCAGGCATCATTCGTGCTTCTTTAATAAGCCCGTTAATTCTAGTCATCATGGACAATGTTTGACCATATGACAAATTAGAAGGGTCAAAGTTATAGTCAAAATTGGCTTTTAGTGCCTTGACTGCGACATTTTTAGATGATAGATCGTTCATTTTCATAAAATAAATCCCAAGTTATAATAATATATTTATCACAAATCCTAGATTATAAATCCTGATTTTCGGTATACTTTTTGCTTTGAATATGCTTGCTTAAAGCAGTATAATTATTGATTTCTTCCAGCATTTTGCGTTTTTTAAGTTTTTCTTCCTGCAATTTAGCATAATAAATGACAGAATTTTCAGGGTTTTGACGTACAAGACGCATGTGATTTTCTATAGCTGCGTCTAAACTTATTAGTTCGTTGTCGAGTTCTAATACACGTTTGACGTATTTGTAGTTCTTATTATTGTTTAAAACACACCAAGTTACCGCATGCTTTAAAAAGTAAAAAGTATATTGTGAATTTTCACCTTTTTCCTGTAATACATATTCGCCGTTCTTGTTTTCAATTAGATACCGACCAAATAGATTGTAGGATCCGTCTTCCTCACGGACTATAAACAAATCCTTAATTTTTCTTTTTAAATCGTGTTTGGTCACGTTAGTATTTAACAAAGTATATGTTTCTTTTCTCATTTGTTATATCCAAATTACTGTCTAAAAGAGAGTATTGAGTATCGCATTTCACCATAGGAACTCCATGACAATCTTTATATAAGTATCCTAATTCTTCTACGCCATCTTCAAAAACTGAAGAGTGATGCACTTCAAAATCAAATGTCCATACAGGAATGTGTTTTTCAACGTAATTACTTCCAAATTTATGATCAGACAAACTGCTTAGTTTAACTTGTTTAGGATCTGAACTTATATCAGGCTGTGATCTTAATGAAATAACTTGTAATATAGTATCAAAATTACACTGTGTATTTCGTTTACGCAGCCATTGATCTATATCAGTTATATCATCACCGGGTTTCGCTCTGTTTAATATGCCGGTTCTTGTTATATCAAACAATGTTAAACAACTAATTCTATGGGCCATGCCGTATTTACAGCAATAAAAAAGCCCGAGAATTTTACTTCTCGGGCCTTATTTCTCTCAACTAAAACTAACTATTAGTTAGTGAAAGTTGCTGTTGCTGCTGTAGTTACAGCATAGCCTAGGGCTGCTGTTAAAGCGGCATCTAGATCACCACCGTTAGTGAAATCCCATGCGCCTACTGGATATACTGCAACTGCTAGTGTATCAGTGTTTGCACCTACTTCAGTGTACTCATACAAGTAAACTGTTGCTAATTGCTGAATTGTTTGGAAAGCAATTGCTAGGTCTGCACCAGTTGGTGATGCTGCGCCTGTGAATGTGATTGTACCGAAGTCCAATTTTGGACCTTGTGGCTGAACTGTCTTACCTGAATTTACAGCATTTAGACCAGCATTTGTATATTCTGGTGCGTCTAAGTGTAATACCTGTTGAAAGTCGCCATTGACTTTTGTAAATTGTGCCATTTTTTAAATCTCCGTGTTGTGTTGAACCTCGTAAGGCTCATACTATTATTTATGCCTGAAGCATAAAAACATGGGTTTGGCTAGCGTTTTGCTGCTAAATTTTGACGACTAAATCCTAATCTATCTACATATTTTAAGCCCTGACAGACAAATCCTTCTTGACTTTGCTGTCCGGTCTGTAAATAGCCCTTAACGGGACTTTGTTCTGCAGCCTGATTTAATTGTTCTACTAGATTCATTTTTAGTTGGTAAAGTGCTGCCCAAATTGTAAATAATCCAACTATACCCTCTTTATTGTTATTAATATGATCTGCTAATTTTTTCTTCATACTAGCAGTCATGGGTCTTTGTTCAAAATAGTTCAAAAAGTCATTGCTTAAATCAGACAAATCATTTGATACAATTTTCTTATTAATGTATGTTGTAAAAAGTTGATTGAACGTATTGCGAGCCTGAGGGGCAGAGTTGAGCAATTCTTCAACTGCTCGCCCATATTTAGATATCTTCTTTTTAGCATCGGCGATTAAAGATTTATCGATTGTTAGATTGGGGACAATAGGCATCGCACTAGGAACTATCGCAACATCACTGTTATTAACTAATCCTCCCAATGTTCCGTCTAAACTTTGAGCGTCATCAGTTGACATTGCATCAGGAGAAATAAATTGATGTACTGCTACTCCTGCTATTTTATTAGTTAACAGTTGGCCTACATCACTATCAACATCGACAGTATATGTTATACCGTTAGGATTCGCTTTAAATTTGTATACACCTTTTTGGCTTTTGAGCGGTTGGCTGAAGAGTAAGTCGCTCCAGTAATAGCCTTTTGTTCCTTTGCTTGCTTTTTGCAAGCCGGGCCAGATATTCCTAATGAGATTCGTAAGTTCTGCACGGTCGACTCCTCTTTGTCTATCATATTCAGCAAATGCTTCCGGGCTATAAATTTGGCGTCCCATACCATCTTTACGGTTAAACATATGTTTATCCATAATGCTAAATTTGTTATTTGGACCCCTTCCAAATATCAACGCCGGATATCCATCCCATTTAATAGTAATGGCTTGCGGCGATTGTGCGCAGGCAATAATAGAATTTATGGCTCTGTCTGCACCCGACACACCCTGTAATATAATCAAATCTTCAGGATGATCTAGATGGCCTTTTGCTTCACTTAAAAGATCATTTAAAATCTTTCTTGTGTTTATAAAGAAATCTAACATTAATATGTACCCGGTATTTTTCTTGCTTGTGTAGCCATTTCAATAGCCCAGGCTATATCTGCAATTTTAGTAAGATCGTCTGCTAAAGTATTGTTAGCATAACTGTTAGGTAAATTTTGAAGTATATCATTGATTTGTTCTGATGCTGAAGATAAATCTATGCCTTGTAAGTAAGGCATAACAAAGTGATCTTTAGTCCATTGTGATATACTTTTAACCGCTTCGCTAACTATATTTTCATATAATCTTTGCATCTTAATATATTCTATGGCTTCTGCTAAAGATTGTGCTAAAATTTTATCCAAATGTGTTTGATAATCCTGCTTTGCAAGTTGATTTTTATCATCCATCCAACCTTTATTTGTTTTAGTATATTTTATACCGTCATATGTGAGTGTAACAGGTAACCATTCCCCTGTTGTCTTATCTTTTCTTACTACGGGTTTGTAAGCGGGAGGGGCTGATGTTTTAGCAGATGATTTTTTTGCCTGCTGTTGATTTGTGGTACCCTTTTGTTTCTTTTGAGGTACTGAATAACTACCTGAAACATTGCCTGATTGTACATCTACTAGACCGGCTTTTACAGCAGTGTTAATCGCATTAACACCGCTAGTAACAAATTTCTTAACAAAATTATCGTAGGCTAATTGCTGTTCTTTGGATAAACCGCTCTTACGTCTTGCTTGCCAGTTTTTAAAGGCACTAAAGCCTTTGGGAGTATTTTTACTTCCTTTAAATCCTTTATAAAGATTTTCTATATTATCAAACCAGCCTTCATTTATTTTCATGTTTCTTCTTCAACGATTTAGCAAAGCGTGTAGGCTCTTTACTCTTAATAGCGGAAAGAAGTTTCTTTTCTAATAATTCTGCCTTTTCAGGGCTATAGTTTCTATAGATCAATTCTACTAAATTAATAGCACTTGTGATAACGTTATTGGCTCTGTTTTCAATAACGTGGTTAATATCTCTATTACTACCTATAGATTCTAGTTCTTCCAACAGACTACGTGTACGCTTTTGCATAATATAGTATTTATCTATAAACGGGCTGTTTTAATTCTTTAAATTATTCAATAAACTACGTAGTTTTGCGCTTTGCACGTTGGCCCTTACATTCTTACTTTCTTCTTCTAAAGAAGAATTTTCGGTGTTTGTAGACGACCCTATAGCACTAGTAACCTTAATTTGACTTAATAATTGACTTCCTGAAGGTTGTGGTTTTGGGGCAGATTCACCTTCATCTGTTATTCTTAATGTCTCTACGTTAAATTGTAATTCGATCTTCTGGCCTACACCAGAACTGCTGCGTGTTTTCATCAACTGAATCTGATACAATCCACGCTCACGCATACTGCGGCTTGTAAAGATACCAAATACGTTATCAGCGGTATTGATCTTACTGATACCACCTGAAATGTGACTATGATCGAACTCAATTTCTTCAACTGCGCTACGATTCAACTGACTTGCTGTTACAAACAACACGTTCAATTCTTTAGCCAAGTTACGTAATTCTTCTGACACATATTTGTCCTTAACGAACAGATCGCTAGGACTGACCTTTGCACTTACCGGCATGATCAAGTCAAGATAGTCAATACACAAAAAGTCACACTTCATACCTGTTTGAATCTGTAGTTCCTTGACATATGCTCTGATATCGTTGACGTTGCTTTGTGCTGGCATATACTTGATACGCAACTGACCAGACTTCTTTGATACCATCTTGACCTTCATCTCAACATTATCGATATCTTTGAAAATCTCACGGCTGCTTGTATCAGTCATCATACTATCGATACGCATCGAACATAGTCCTTCGCTCAATTCTAGTGTGATGTAGACACCGCTCAATCCATTCTGAACCCAATTGACTGCAAGATTCTGCATGATCAAACTCTTACCTGAACCTGAACCACCTGCAAAGATTTGTAGTTCGCCGCGATTGAATCCACCATACAATTTCTGATCAAGTGTGGGCCAGCCTGTGCTGTTCTGTCCGTTGTTTGATTTCAATGCCATCAAACGACCACGAGGATCAGCAAAGTAATCTGTACCCATGTCCTTCTGTAGAGAAATCTGAACAGCATCTTTGATCAGTTTCTCTACAGGTCCATACTCGCCCTTCTCAAGATGATCAGCACTCTTAAGAATAGCCCTCTCAAGTTCTTGTCGTTTAGTAAATGCTTCGAATTCTTCTAAAAACCATTCATAATGTCCATCATCTAGTTCTTCTAATCTATCTATGCTTACGTCAGTTGTTGCCTTAATTTGTATAGGATCAGGCATAACGTTATATTTTTTACTATGCTCAGTAATAAATTCTGCTACTGGACGCAAACGCCTATCAAAATTCTCTGCGTTCATTATATTCATAACGCGAGTGTATAACTCTGCGTTTGTTACCATCATACGCAAGAATAACGTTTGTACATCAATGTTGTAGTCGTTTATCAAGTTGTTTCCTCTTTACTTCTACTTTGATCTTACTGTTCGTTGCTGACTGTAAGATACTTAGTAATGTAGCGACTTTTCCATATTTTATTACGGCGTCGTTTACATCCTTTACATCATCTTCCCAATTAGGAATACTGACATAAAAACCCAAATCTAATGCTCTATCACATATTTGTAATCCTGTTTTATCTTGGTCAGGAACTACAATAACCTTTTTATTCAAATTTTTTATAATTTCTGCTTGCTGCTCACTTATAGTATTATGCGTAAGTGCGCAACCATTAATGCTTAATGCGTCAAATATACCTTCTACTACAATACAAACATTATATTCTGGTTTTTGTAAATCAATACCAAATACAAATCCTTGCTGCTGTTCATTGATAAATTTTGGTGTGCGATCATCTAAGTACCTACTAGTGTGTCCCACTATTTTATTTTCATATGTGTAGGGTATGATTACACGATTTGATTGTCGTCCTTCCATATCTGGGGTACACATAAAAGGATAACTAGTTATATCAACTTTTCTTTTAGTTAAGTAATCAACATAGATTTTGTGTTTAGGATTATTAACATCTATAAGTTCAGCATCAGGCAGATGCATTTCTTTAAATTTAATTTTTTTCTTTTCTCGGGTAACCTTTACAAAATCTAATAAGTCTTTATGTTGTAAACTTTCTAAACTATATTTGTTTATATCATCTTTATCTAATCCACAGTAAGATAACAAAGTTCTTGTATTTTTACTGATAGTGCGTCCCAATGTAAAATTACATTTGAAACCGCAATTGAAACAATGATAACTCCAGTTTTCTCCGTCAAATTTAATACCACCGCGGCTTCGTCTATCGGCTTTATGACCACGGTACTGGCAACAGACAGCGTTGAAACTTTGCCATCCGCTCTGCGTAACTTTTTTCTTGCCTGGAATCAGTTGAAGAATATCAAACACTCAGTAATTATAACAAAGTGTTGCGAAAAAACAAAGACTATTGGTAATTTATCTTGCCAAAATATTTGATACCACACCTGTATTACTAGTGAATGACATTCTTATAAATGGGTGAAATCCCTTTACTGTGTATCCAACTGTCTCAGTTGTTTCTAAATATTCTTCTGAGGTAATGGGATACCAATCTGTCAAACTACTACTAAAGGTTCCTTCTATAGCAACCTCACCATTAAATTCATGCAAGTGTGCCTGTATTGTCAATATAGGATTATCGTTAGTATTAATTACTGAACTGTAATATGTATTGGCATTTGGCAACACGTTTTCAATACTATTGTTGCTGTCTAAATTAGGGAATGGTTGCCCGGTAGGAATAGTAACTTCTTCACTAGGAACAAAACTTGGAAGTACACTATTAACTATATTGATTTGACCTCTGGCCCCTGCTGCCGGATCGACAAATACAGGATATCCAAATTCTCCTACTGGTATTTCAAGACTATAATGACACATCTGTGCTGGAATATCTTCTATCTCTGCTGCGTTGAGTTGAAGATAAGCAATACCAGTCAATGGTAACTCTAATGTTAAACCTTTACGAATTAATACTTCAGTCCCGTCATAGTTTAAAATACGGCAAATGATGTTTTTGCCTGTAATATCGACTGGTTTCTGCTCTTGGTTCAAGAACTGAAACTGTAATTTGTTGTCTACCCCTTTGTGTAGCATCATTGTTTTAGCATATACTGGCATAAAGGCCCTCGGACTGTTTCCTGATAATAGGACGACAATCTGACGTTGTGTAAAAATAAATGCTGCTGTTGAATATCCTACATTTGTAACTGTCACAGATTGTCTCTCCTAATTGTATTTATTAGTATAAAAATAAAATATTTTTATGGCTACCCAATTATAAATAATAATCAATGACGATTGCTAAAGACTTCTTTAAAAAATTAAGTGATAATCATCCTTTTATAACGATATTATCATTTGCCGGACAAGATTATGTGGGTATAGTTCAAAACCGTGACGACCAATGTACCAGCATATATGACTATGGTTCGATAGCAGACACGAAAACCAAGGAACTTTTTTTAGAATTGGGGGAAGTTTGGTGGTGGGAAAGTAACCGTCAAATTCCAATTAACATCTTTTTAAAGCAAGAATGGACTCCCTTTAAGCCCTATTTAAAAACATTTAATAATAAGAATTTGACTATTCTTCATGGTCCAATTGTCTGTTTAAGCGAATTAAATAAGCGCAGGACGAAAAGAAAAAGTATTACATTAGTAAAAAGATTTCCTTAATCTTTTCTTACGTCTGTTTTTAGCCATTTCTAGACTTAACTTTCCAACTTTAGTATCAAAACAAACTCCGTCCAAATGGTCTCTTTCATGTTGGAAAACTCTACCTATTATTCCGTCAAACTCTGATACAATTTCTTCACCTAATGCATTATAATATTTTACTTTTACTTTCTCATAACGTTTTACATGTAACCACAAATCAGGAAAACTTAAGCATCCTTCTTGGTCCATATATTCACCTGTTCCCTCTATAATTTCAGGATTTATACATGCATATAATCGTTGCTCATTACCCATAACAAATAATCTTTTTGATATTCCTACTTGGGGTGCGGCTAATCCTATACCATTATTTTCCATCATTGTTTTAGCCATATGACGAATCAGTTCGGTAGGATCTCCATCAGAGTTGAAATCCCAGTGGGTCGCAACTTCTCTCAACACTTGATCATTTTCTTTTACTAATTTAATTTCCATTTTCCACCAATAAATTCATATGTACTACAACTAGTTGTGCGTAGGCTATACTATGTGATTTTTTAAAACTATAGCCACTAGCATCTTTTTCCCATACCGTCTCTGCTACTTCTTTCCATCTTTTACCTATCAAATGTTTTTTACCGGGACGAATAATAGCAAGAAACATTGCTAGTCTTGGTATACTATCTATAGGTTCCGGCATAGTTTGTATTTGATTATAATGGTTACTCAAATGTATTAACTGTTCAACAAAGTTTTTATCTTTTAATTTATTCCAATCTGGATCGCGCATCAAAGATACTAAATGATTTTCATCACGAACCATATTATATACGTGAACGTTAAGTAAATCTAACTTTATATAACCCCTATTTTCAGCATCTTCGTAATGAAGTGATGACATATCATTTATGGGATCGTATGGAATATCTGTTACGTATATCCCAGTGTTATGCTTACGTATATCTTGTTTACGTATACTGGCTTTGGTGTGAGATATTAAAGATAATATTTTATCTCTATCTCCCAAATCAATATCAATATCACTATTAAACTTCATTGCCATGCTAATAAAAATAATATTTCTTTTTCTTCGTCAATAATCTCGACTAAGCATTTAGGTGGATTTCCAACTATTCTAAACACCCAACTCTCACGATCTTTGCTACGCCATTCTATAAATTGACTTACAGTACTACTATTATATTTGCTACCATCTGGATAATAATTTTCTTGTATATTATCACAAAGCCATTTTAACATTTGTCGGTAATTACGATATGGTAATACGTGTCTGCGTATCGCTTTCACCGTGTTAGACCTAGTTTACTATATGCCTTTTGTACTACTATGGCTTGACGTTCTGCGTCATCTACTGCTTTGTGGCTAGTAACATGTCCGCCGTCTTTTAATTTAACCCCGGCCAGTTCGTAAAGAGTGCGTGTATCACGCACAGTATAGAATGGCCAAGGTATAGGATTAGGTTTATCAGTAAATACTTGTCTAAAGGCTGTCTCTGCTACTACAACGTCAAACGCTGCACCATTGCTCCATACTGCTCTGCGATTCCAACCAAACTTATATAGTTGTTCTAAACAGTCAGTAAAACTAATTCTATCACGATCACTCATTGCTTCTTCAAGTGCTTCTGGACTTTGTTCACCCCACCAGCGTAGTGTGTCATCGTTGATAACACGATTGTATTTTTCTGTTTGTTCTTCAATAGTGGGACGTAACTCTAATCGTTCTACTACGCCACTACCATAGGGGTCAAATCTTACGCACCCAATAGTAAGGATAACACAATAGGGACTTGTGTCCAGTGTTTCCATATCAATCATGATATCATTGGCCATATTTAAGAATATACACTAAAAATTTCTTTTCGTCAAGTACTTCATAGTCATCACTGAGCATACCTTCAATATTTTCTTTTGGTCTAAACCCATATTTGTTTACTAACCATTTCATGTATTCTTTATGATCTCTGCTGCCCGTTTCTTGTCTAAATTCTAATTTTAGATTTTTTAAGTTAGTCCAATATTTCCAGCGGTTCTTTCGCTTCTCAATATCAGCATCATCGTCATCATAATCTTGAAAATCTTTAGGGATGTTTGCCATTGCTACTCCAGACGTTATCTACTTTACTAACTTCATCAATAATATTTTTATGTAGATAATTGAGCAATAGTGCTGAACGTGCGTTGTTTGTATTGTTAGGCATACTGCTGTGTAACACTCTGCAATTGTAGATGAGTAATGTTCCTTTAGGCATATCATGTTGTTTACAATTTTCTGTAAACCATCTGTCATATGCACCTTCATAGCATTTACTAATTTCAAAATCACGTTTTTGACTAAATGGAACTAAACCTGTAGCAGCGTTATTTTTGTTCACATCTTCTAGTGTGATAATACATTGAATACCTAATAGTCGTTTATCAAAATTCCATTTATTAAATCTATGGGGAGTATCTACGTGAGGGCTTAACCATTGACTGCCGGGATTGATAGTAACAGTATCGCTAGCATAGAATGTAAGGTTAGTAAAATTGTTTTGTATTAGTGGATCGACAAGTTTTTTGATTGATTGAAAAGGTTTATAATCGTGTACAGTTTGACTCCACCATACACTGATATCTTCTAGGTTCTTGATATCGTCACGTTCAGCATATACTTTCTTACTGCTGCTGGCACGTACAGGATGTAAGTCTTTAAGTATTGACTTATAATCAGCAATTAACAATGAGGGTATAAACCCAGGAAGAATTACATATCCTTCTCCTAATTCTAATTTGTCTTTTATTTCTTTCATTCTACTTTTAGACTAAACCAAATAGCATCAGTTTCTTCCTTAAAACAAAAATCCATATAATCCATGCAAATATTTGTACTAAATTTTTCACCGGGTAATCCAAAGTACTCTACTGCAACTGCGCAAATCTCATTCCAGTTTTGATTATAATTTTGCCAATGTATTCTTACGCGATATTTATTATCATCAATAACCACCGGCATGTAACAACTCCTTTATTTCTGGAATTAAATTTTTTGATTTTGTAAATTTAATAGCCCATTGCTCTGGATTAATATAATCAAATATCATTTTTTCTTGCGTTACATTCAGGCTTTCAATAAACTCTAGTCCACTCTTACTATGATATAGCATCCATGGACTTATTTTGCCCTTTGTAACTTCATAACAAATTTTATTACGATTACCATAACGTAACACATCTTTAGTTTGTATTTTATCCTCTTGTGCTAATACTACCGTAGTTTCTATACTACGTGCTATCGCATCAAAGGGATCTTCAGTCTTTAAATAATCAATTATGAATTTAGTATAGTTACTATCTTTATTCCATGTATCAACGCTTATTTGATTCTTTAATAACCAATCTACATATCTGGGTACATTCAATACCTGTGCATCAATACAATAATTACCAAATTTTACAAATGCTGTATAATATGCTGAAGTTATAAAATCAGAATACTCTTTTTTCTTTTTATTAGAATGTTTATTATAAAATTGAATCCAAGTAGTATATCCAATTCTAGAACCATGATGGTCTCGACTTTGCCATCTGCGTTTAGTTTCACAAAGATGTTTGGCAATGGTAGTTTCTTTAATAAAACTTTTGCCGCAAAATTCACACAGGTGTTTAGTTACCGCACTCTGCTTCATATTTAAGTATATCATCATCTGTTACTATTTGGCTTAATGCATCAATATCTACTAACTTTAATTCAGGAAACTTTTTTGCTAAGGTGTATTTTCTGTTTTGTAATTCAACGTAAATTTTTGCAATTTCAGTAATATCCTGATCGCTAGCATTTTTATAGATTTTTTTATAATACTCTTTAGTATCTTTGATTGTTGCTTTTTCTTTTAATGCTGCTACATTATCTTTAATTGAAGGTATGTAATTATGAAATTGTTTACCTTTTCCCAACCCGCTAGCGCATAGCATCATCCATTGTAGTTTAGGATGATCTTGAATACGCTCATCAAACATATACTTGTTACTGAATTCATTGGTGCTTAACAAGTGGTACTGCTGCAATTCCATACGTCCAGAAACACTGCTCATAAAAATAACAAGCATGTAGGGATTGAATTTTTGTTTTTGTTCCTCTGATAGCCTGTCATAATATTCATAATCTTTACGATCAATGGCATTAAGTGCTTCAAACAAGTCAAAGTCTTGCTTGTCTAGTTTTTCATCTTCAGGTGTCTTTGCTTTCGCCATACAATTCTACTACTGCATTCTCGCCCCAAATCTGAGCATAGTCAAGTGCTTCTTGTTCCGTTTCAAACAGTTTAGGTTGCATTTGAAACTTGCTATCGCCCTCAGTTACCCATAAAAAGTCACCGTCAGGCCAATAAACTTTTACACCATACTTCATGATCGTAGATTAGTGAATGTGATGATCTTAGCAAGTTCTTCACCTAAATCTTTATCGTCTGTAACGATATGTAGATGGTGTTCATAATGCTCAGTTTTTTTGTGATATGTTCTTTGCTCAATAACGTATCCACCATCAGCACGATGAACAGTAAAGTTCATACCATGACCACCTACACCAGAAGTTTTTGACGCTGAAGTGATCATATCTTGTGCTTTTACTTCCATAATCTCTTCATTCAATACTTTTCTAATATTTCTACCTAACCAACGATAAAACCTTTTCATATTTTATTCCTCAGAATACTTGATTGTAGTCAACGATCTCACAGTTGCGGCTTATCTCTTTGACGAAATAAACACAGCGGGGCTTTTCACCATCGTCGATTGGTACACACAAGAACTGCCCGTTACGTAGTCTTGGAGCATACCAAGTTACATCGTGATAGATATCTACGATTTCGATTGGTAAGAAACTAGGATTGAATGCGCTTAATGGATTAAATTCAAACGCACTGAACCCGCGATCATTCAAACTACTCAATGGCAATGTTTCTAAGTCACCGTGTTCTTTTTCACCAATCAATACTTGCCAATCTAGTGGCATCTTGATATTGCGATTGCCAATCTTCAATACAAGCGCAGGGGCATTAAATGATTCCAAAAAGATTAATGGAATATAGTGATAGTCTACATTCTGCGGATTACTGTTATCCAGTATAGCAAAACGTAAGTCATCAATTTCATCTGGTAACGTTTCTAAATTGTAATATTTGTTTTCTAATGTTAATATACGCATGTTGTAATTTTACTACAGTTATTTTCAATAGTCAAGTTTTTCTTGACTAAATGGATATTTTGCTTCCTTATAATATGCTTTACGCTGTGTCAAGTGACGTTTGGCAAACTTACAATCGCTAGTAATGTCCCAAATCATTACGTGTTCTTTATCTTCCGCCTTACGAATGCCTCGACCAATGCTTTGAATAACGCGGACAAAACTTTTGCCCGGTTCAATCAATACAAGATTAAAGATGCGCGGAATGTTGATACCCACAGCAGCAACACCATATGTTGCAACAATAACTTTATTGTCGCTGGTCTTGACTTCATCGTATTCTTCTTTGCGCTCAGTCAGTTTTGTTTCACCACTAATGAATACGCTATCTTTCAATCGTGATACAAGTTCACGACCGGCATTGACGCGATCAACAAGTATCAACGTGTTACCACTATCTTTAATTTTATCAACTAGTTGGGCTATTTTATCTAATCGCTTTTCATCTTCTAATAGATGTTTAAGTTCGCTTTGATAGTTAGTAAATTCTACACCATCACGCATTTGTATGATGTTAACATGGCATTGTGCCAATACGCCCTTCTCTTGTAGTTCGGCTGCACTCAACTTACCAATAACAGGACCCAAACTTACAAGCAATGATACTTGTTCGTATGCAGATTTAGGAATAGTTCCAGTTAATCCCCAACGTATAGGAATATGACTGAATGGCCCCGTTAACAATTGTTTAAGTGCGTCAGCCTTAGCCATATGTACCTCGTCTACCATGACACATATAACATCCTCAATAAACTCTTTGATGTTGACTTCTGCTTCGCCCGCTTTAGTATTCTTCAATAGATTGTTGAGGCTTTGCCAAGTACATATCGTATGACGCTTGTTATACTCTTTGCGATCACCGAAATAGACACCAACATCTAATCCAAGATTGATGTAGTCTGCTTCAGTCTGTACGACAAGACTTTTGTTGGGGACGATGACTATGCTACGACCATAATATTCAATACTTTTTGATAGAGCCGCAGTCATGATAGTCTTACCTGCACCAGTCGCTACTTCTTGAATACATTGTGGATTCTTCAAAAAGTTATTGACAATCTCTACCTGATAGTCACGCAACATGATAGGCTGACCTTCCATGACATGACCTTTAGGCCATAACTTATTACTAAAACTATCTTCTGACACTTTGTTAAAAGTAAAAGTAGTATTGTATTCGCGCAGGTCTACTAGTTCAATATCATAGTCATACTCTTCCAGTATGGGTACGATATCTGGAATTAAATTGATATACGTGCTACCAGCAATACTACAATAACTTACCTTACCATTCCATCTACCAAGACGGACCGCGGGAAGATATCTTGCGCCGGGAACCTCATGTTCAAATTTACGCATGAGTGCTTTACGACAGTCTAACTCAAGACCTTCAATCTTGCAATTGACTTCATCCTTAATTATTATTTTTGCTTCTCTCATTTTATGTGTATAGGCCTGCTATTTGTAAAATGTACAATTTTATTATATTTTTTATCATCGAAAGGCATGCTATAACCTACAATTGTTTTTAGTAATACTCCATCAGCAATATTATCCGCTTCTTTAGCAAGTCTACATGCTATACCCTTTTCTAACAACGACAGTTTTAAATCATTACTTAATTCTTTATTATATATAATATCTCTGGACGTAAAAACAGTCTTTACATTAAGTTGTTGTAGGTAATCACTAAAATTTTGTAAATTTTCTGCATCTATTTGTGTTATATATTTTGCTGAGAATTTTTTACAATCATCAGTAAGCAAATCATCATGTACAGTAATACCATATTGACTAAGTAGATAAAAAGTTTTTGTATCTTCTTTGAGTTCTATATCTTTAATAGCCTCATTTAGTGAATGATTAGTTGCTAGGATATATAAATTATTATTAATTTTGACAAGTGTTGGTTGCCAATATTTAATATTGATATATTCCTCTACCTGTTTCAATATGTTTTTAACATTATCACAGTATACAACCGTTTCATAACATTTAGATACTGTATCAATGGCAATACGCAACTGATATGTAGTTAATGGGGCTGAATAAATTCTTTTGACCTTGTCCCAAATAAATTCATTTAACGGTATATTGCGAAATAGTTGAATAAACTTACTATTAAATGGAGCCCTAATATTAATAACATCGTTATCAACAACGACATGTGCGTTCAAATAGTCTTGCTTGCTTTCTATCAATTCAACTTGCCAGGGCAATGCCGCAAGATCATTGCAATTAAAATCTAATTTGTTTAACTGTCTTTGATATTTTACCAGTAACTTGTTAAATAATTTGTCTTGATTCGTAGTTATAGGTTTATTATCATTAACAATCGTTTTGATATTATTAAAAAACCCATAATCTTTTTTACTTAAGTGCAAGTGCCCTTGTACTAGGTAATTAGTCAATTGGTCTTTATTCGCAAACATATACTATTGTAACATTATTAATTTGATTTACAAACAAAAAAGGAAAGAGGGCCTTTCGACCCTCTCGCCTTTGCGTGGGTAACGGAGTATCAAGCCCGACGCATAACAGTTGACTCAGCAAGTGCGCGCCAGTTTGCAGGGCTCACTTTGACCAGATCAGCAATCTTGAGCGCCATGCGCATCGACAACTCACGCAGACGCGACTTGTTGTCCCACATAAATTGCAACACCTGATCACCTTCATCAAACTCAAACCCATAGTCACGGAAGAGTCCACCATCAGTATCACGATGCACCTGCTTGATGCGCAACAACTTGTCACGCTCGGTGTCAATCGTCAAGTCAAGAAAGTGACAGCGCGACTGAAGTGCCTCAAGATGATCCTGCAACTTCTTGCTCTTCAGGTTCTCAAACTTGATATTCGTAATGAAGATGCAAGAACCGTTGAAGTCGAATGCATCGGGGATGCCCTCTCGTCGCAGCATATTGCTATCGCTGTTCCAATAGATGCGCCGACGCTTGCCACTGTCAAGAGCAGCCTTGAGAATGTTGAGTGACAAGTCGTCCATCAACACGCTATCGCAATCGTCAAACACCAAGACATGATTCTTGTCGCTATGCTTGAACAGACACGCATAGAGACCAAGCGCCGTCATAGCACCTTTGACAACTTCGTACTTGAGTGTCTTACCAGCAAGACGATCAAACATTGACGCCTTCTCTAACTGCTGCTCAACACCAAACGACTTACCAACACCCGGGGGACCACTGACGATCATAGCGCGAATGCCGCCGTTCGTAGTAGCCTTAGCCATTTCGTCAAGAATCGCAAAACGTGTTGCGATACGATTCATAGCCTCGTCATCAGATTCGACAACTGCGGGCACTTGTGTAACAACTTCGTTCACTGGACCATCTCCTGAAATGAATTCAAAATCATGTTGATCTTCAACTTTGATTTTCACAGTGTCAATACCAGCATAATCACTAAACACACCGTCATTGCGAACAGTGATGTAGTTACCTTTCTTACCAGATTGAAAACCGCGAACCAACTTGAATTGCGTATTGATCACAGGCATGCCGCGATACGAACCGCTTTTCACTAAAACAATCGACATATATATACTCCGTTAGTCAACAATCAATATAACTATTATATCAACTTACAGGAAAATAGCAAGAACTATAATTCCAGCAAAATCAACGACTTACGATACCGAAAATCTCGTTTTTCAGCTGGGAAACTCTATCGTGTTCTACATAAAAGTCTGTACTAGGATCCCAGTACCGACCTGCTTTCGGGTCATAATATAACACCGCACCCGAGGGGTAGAAAAACGGGCCTTCGAGGCCCTTGCGGGGTTGCCACTTCTGCTCACGCTCACTCAGTGTACGATATCCCATATTAGCCCCAATCCTTGAAATTTTGGTCTTGCTCGTTATCGTCAAAACCCTTGTAATACTCGTTGATTTCTTCAAGGGTCATACGCTCCTCAGTAACGATTTCGCTACTGTAGGTATCGCCCACATAATAGTGAGGTTTGCAACCACGACGATAATAACTATCAGCACTACCGCGATCATAAGGTCCACCGTGACGCTTATTCATCTCTTGTCTCCGTTCGTTCAGCATATAGATAGTATGCGCCCAAACTCAAAAAAAGTCAAGCCTTTTCCCCACTTTTTACGCAGAAAAAAGGCTTGACAAATCAATAACTTACGTTACCGTTACTTTTTTAATCTATCTACAATATCCTGCTGCTTTCTAGTAGCAATATCAACTTGCATAAGATACATCAGCCGTAGCAAATATGCTAGCAAACCTGACCAAAAGATAATAATACCCCAATCTCCTAATATATATTGTAGTCCTAAAATAACACCTACAGTAGCAAGTCCAACACCGGTCATCTTCAACAACACGCTATTACGAATCTTCATTAAAATACTCCTTTGATTTATTGAACACAATATATAGATTACATGACACAAGATGTTGTGTCAAGTGTTATTTGTTGTTTTGGGTAAATCCACAGATACAAACACCGTTGATGAATTTGTGATCACATTCATCATCGATTTGTATTGCTTTGTATAGTTCTGGTATTAGTCTTTGTAGGTTTGGATATTTGTTCTGATCTACAATTGACATATCTTCAATGCCAATCAACACTTGTTGCAATAGTGTGCGTTGGTCTACCATTGATACCTCAATGTGTGTAGTCTGTCAATTTCATACTTGAATGTTTTCATGCCATCGCATATAGCATATGGTATATTATTTACCTTTAGTTTGATAAAAGTGTCATTATACACACAAACTTCAATATCAACACCGTGATATGTGAATGTCACACAGGTATACTTACTGTGTGTTGAAACTTGTGGTTTGCTGTCTAGGTAGTTCTTTTGTGTATTGAGGTAGGAAGTGATAAGTGGAATAATGTTTGTCATCATTAGGAGACCGTGACATCTTCCATGCCGGCTGTGCGTAGCCTTACGATATGGCCTAATTGCCACTGCTTGCTGTCAAGACCTTTCATGATGCCTAGCCATTTATTACGCAAGAGTGCCACCTCGTTGATTAGAACTTCAAAGTCAATAACTTCATCTTCACCATCAACATACTTTTCAGCATCACGACTTGTTAGTGCGCGATTGTATCCTTCTAGATACTTCTGAAAGTATTTACGCCTCAACTTACGCAATTGTATGTTGAGATAATTCAACACCGCTTCAATCTCTTGTAATTGATTGAAACGCTGTTCTGTGATGCCGGGTAGGTTTGAGATATTTTTTTCTACCTTTCCACCTACCCTACAATCCCATTTTGCTTGCTCTAATTCTGATTCATAGTGTGCTATGAAATCAGGGATTACGCTTAAATCGGTTGTGATTCTGGTATACCAGTTCATTCATCACCAATTATCGTCGTAATCCTCATCATCTTCTTCCTCTTCCTCGTATTCCTCTTCTTCATCCTCTTGCGATGCGATAAATGCCTTGACAGCATCCATCACATCACCATCTCTACGAAACTCTGCCTTGATATCTGCTGCTTCGTAATCATTTTGAATAAGGACATCAACAAGAGACTCTGCGGCATCTGGAAGACTATTTTCATCAATTTCGCTTTTCAATGCTCGCCAAACTTCATGTATAACAGTAATACTCATCTGTGTTATTCCTCCACAACAGAATTTGTATTACTTATCTTTGTTTGACGGTTTTGATATTCTGACATTACTTTGTCGAGACAACCATCTTCATTGCTTTCCCAACCTTTGCGGAAGAATTTGATAACTTCGCCACTATCAGTTGTGTAGACAAGACGATTACCTTCCTTCGTCAAAATATTTGCCTTCTCAAATAGATCAAGCAAACCGCTGTAAGGATTCATACCAGTCTCATAAGGAATCTTGACTTGAACACTTTCAAATGGCTTTGCGTAACGTGTTTTCATTACCTTACAGGCACTACGAATACCACGTACTTCGCTGATCTTGTTACCTTCATCATCTTCCTTGAGTTTGAGTTTCTTCATAGCAACAACAATACTTGAAGCATAGATGAAGCCTTGACCACCACTGATCTTGTCATCTGGATCAAACATATCTTGTGAAGCATAAGTGTGATTAGTTGCGACTAGACCGACGTTATGTGATCCAAACATATTGACACAATTGCGAACAAGACTAGTGAGTGCCTTAGGCTTACGACCCATGTCACCCTTCATATCACCTGCTTCAAACTGATTGACATCAGTTGGAGTCAACAACATGCCAAGACTGTCAATGATAAACAATACCTTCGGCTTATCGTCTGCTGGTAAAAGTTTATAATTTTTCATGAACTCACTAATAGTCTTAGCAACGTCATCAATCATTGCCATGTTTAGTTTCAACAACTTATCTTCGCTGGTATCAACACCAAGTGCCTTCAACCAATCTTCATCAAGTGCGTTTTCAGTATCAACCAATACTACGAAAATGCCTTGCTGTTGTGCGTGACGAACAAGATTACCAGAACAAATGTATGATTTGCCTGAACCTGATTCACCTGCAAATACAGTTACCTTACCTAGAGGGACTCCTTTGTTAAAGTCTCCGCTAATAAGATAATTGAGAGCGTGGTTACCGGTACTGATCCAATCAGTAGGATCATTGAAACCAATGCTGAGACCTTCAATACTCTTGGTAATATCTTTTCTAAATTTACTAACATCAAATGGTTTAGCCACGTGGCCTCCTTATTTCAAAATATTTCGTTTAGCGATTCTATCATTGAATGCTATTTTGTCAAGCATCTCCGGACAACTGTCCGCGATACGATCAATTTCATAATCATTTGGATAGTGTCGCAATGCACCACGCGCACGATCACGGACGATGCTCGGCACCCTAGGCGTCTTGCCCGGATCGCATAATTCCTCAAGTAATTTCTTACCCTGCTTTAGTGCGCGGTATCTTTCGTCTGGTAGTGTCATGGTAGTTTCCTCAGTTTAGGAGAGGGGAGAGATATCTCTCTCCCCAAACTTTATTAGCCCTTCTGCTGTCTAGCACGGATCATCGCTAAAATGTCCTGTGCCTTATCGCTAGAAGTACTCTTAGGAACAACTACGGGTTCACTCTTTGATTCTACTGGTTCTTCATCTTCAACAACTGGCTTTTTAGCAGAAACAGTTAATGTTGAAGTTTCAGTTACGTGAGGGGGTACTGATGCACCAGTAGGAGCCTCAAGACCATACGGGCGATAATATGCGCCCCACTTATCATTATCATAAGGCTTACCATCTACTGAAGCCTCAAACATTTCTTTGATAACACGCAATTCACTTTCACTGGGCTTCTTGGGTAAAAAGTCAGCAAGATTGAATAGACCATGTGCTTCAATAGCAGCCTGCTCTGCTTCAGTTAGTGGGCTTTCTTTACGTGCCCAGTTACTAGTTGAGTAATCAGCATAACCGCCCTTGCTAGTCTTTTTGACGTTGAAATCAGTACCATTCAAGTAATCAGTTGGGATGTTTTCCATATCAGGATCCATCAAACTTGACTTGATGATAGTGAAAATTTGTGGGCTAATAACGAAACGACGAATTGGATTTGCAGGAGTTGTGTCATTACCAATTGGGTTCTGACGAACAAAACCTTGAAACAAATAACTGCGCTTCTTCCAATACTTGTTAGCCATTTCTTTGAGAGTTTCATCTTTATACCAAGGACGAACTTCTGCCAAGATAGGACAATTGTCACCATACATTTCTACGCATGGAACTTGTACAACTACTTGTTTCATATTTGGATCACCCTTGACACCATTGAATGGTAACTTGATGATCTGACGTTCTACCCAGAAAAATGTATTTGAACTATTTGCGTCTGGAAGAAAACGGATAGTGGCAGTTGTGCCTTCTTCCATATTCCAGTGTGGATAGATTGCGTTATCTGATTGAGTACGTTGACCCTGATTTGATTTCTTACTTTCTTGTGCCGCGAGACGGGCACGGATATCTGCTAGACTTGCCATAATATAATCTCCTATTGTAAAAATGCCTATGTTGAGCCTAAATGTGTTTTATGTTGAGTTGTCTAGGAGACAACTAACATACTATGATAGTCTACACGAATATCACAGTATGTCAATATACTTATACCTGTATTGGGAGAATAAAATTATTATATTTTGCGTTTTTAGAAAGTGATTGACCCGGAACCTGTAAACTTATAAATGCGATAACCGCCGGTTACAGTAATAGTTGGGCTGCCGGTAGTTGATGTGGCTGCTGGTTGGTTATCAGAGTAACGTATAATTACTATGCCGCTGCCGCCTGAACCACCATTTGCACTGGCAGATAGGTTAAATCCGCAGCCACCACCACCACCACCAGTATTGGTTGTTCCATTTGAACCAGAATTGTTTTCTGGTCCTCCGTTGCCACCACCGCCTGATCCACCAAGACCGCGTGGTGCACCATTATTATATCCACCGCCGCCACCGCCACCACCAGCATAAGTTACAGCCGATCCAGAAAGACTTGATGATGCACCTGCACCACCAGCGCCAGAGGCACTGGCAATTCCATTTGCGCCAGCTGCTCCAGCACCACCGCCACCTCCTGTTGCATTTGCACCATTGTTTTTTCCACCGTTATTGCCTTGAGATGGGCTCACAGATGGAGTGTTACCTGCGCCTCCTGGCAGCACATCTGCACGACGATGCTCGCCTCCCCCTGATCCACCGCTTTTAGCATTTGCATGACTTGGCCCAGGCTCATAATTTGATCCGCCGGCACCGCCACCAGCTGAGGTAATTGTGTCAAAAACTGAACTACTGCCTGATGATCCCTGTTTTAGGTTGCCTGCACCTCCAGCACCAACTGTAACTGTGTAAATTAATCCCGTAGACAAAGATACATTACTATTCGTTCTAAATCCGCCGGCGCCACCGCCGCCACCGGAATATCCACCACCACCACTTCCACCGCCGGCTACTACTAAATAGTCTACCGTAACGGATGGAGGAGGGGGTGCAGTTATATCTACACCGCCACCGCTAATTGTTACACCTGATATGATTGGCATTTATTATTTCCTTTTATATTTTATATAGATATGTAAATCTTTCCGGCTGTTCCTGGATTGCCTGCTGTACCGCGTGCAGCATCACTATTATTACCTGGTGTACCTCCAGTGGCTGAATAGATAGTTCCATTTGTTGTAAGTGATGTATTGACATAGCCGGATCCACCGCCACCACCACCACCACCTGAGCCACCTACACCTCCGCCGCCGCCGCCATAATAGCCGCCGCCGCCGCCACTACCGCCGGCATCACCATTTCTAGTACCGCCCCTACCGCCATTGCCATAACCAGTGCCGCCGTTTATATATCCGTCTAGGTTACCACCGTCGCCACCATTACCACCTGTTAGACTTCCCGGACCAGTGCCGGAAGCGCCGTTTCTTCCGCTTCTACCAGCACCACCGCCACCTGCTGATGATTGTGTGCCGCCGCCGCCGCCGAACCCGTCATTGAAGTCGCGTCCACCTGCTTCACCGGCAGTACCGCCGCCACCGCCGCCGGTACCGCCTAAACTACCGCCACCGCCACCTGCAATAAGAATATGAGTAACGCCGTTGTTGATGCCAGTACCTGCACCACCGCCTGAACCTGTATATACTCCGCCAGCATTACCTGTACTACCAACAATTAGTGTATAAGTTTTTGTTTCATCGAATAGTATTTCTGCTGTAGCCGCACCGCCTCCGCCGCCATTGGTACCTGTTGAGCTTCCGCCACCTGCGCCCCATATTTTGACGTTTGCACTCAATGAACTAACTGGTGTAATAGTCCACGTGCCTTGTGTAGTTAGACTAAGGGGCCCATCTGCTTGTAGATCCCATACACTTTTACCTGATACAGACGGGCTGATGTTGAATGAGTAGAATACCGGGGCTTCTATATTAATTCCACCGTCGATTGTAGCGGCTTCTATCATTGGCATTTTTTTATCCTACTTGTACTTCTACCCAACTAGTTGTTGCTTCATCCCAACTGTATACCTTACCGTCAGACGGCATTGGAGTCGGGGCTTCCCATAAACAAGTTGTTGTATTCAATACCCAACTGTTATATGGTTTTGGTGGAATAAATGCGTCAAGACCTTGATCATAAGTAAAACCTATGCCTGCAAAGTGCTTGCGCATAGTAGCATTATAACTGGTTTGTTTCCAGTTACCACCAAACAAACTTTGGCAGAAAGCAATGCCTTTTGCTTCGCTCTCTACACCATTATCAAGTAGTTCGTTATTGTGAACTACGATTACTTCTGTAACTACATTGTTACTATCTAATTTTGCAAAATGTGCCATTTTCTACTATCCTCTAATTTTTAGAATGTGATTGAACCTGAACCTGTAAATTCGTAAATGCGATATCCGCCTGATGTTGTGACAGTTGGACTACCTGTAGTTGTTGCTAGTGCCACAGAATCGGGACAACTAATTATTACAACGCCTGATCCGCCATTACCACCGACATTTCTCATACCTCCGCCACCGCCACCACCTAAATTAGCAGTGCCCGCTGATACACCGCCGCCTCCAGTGCCGCCGGTACCACCTCCACCTACACCACCTGCACCACCTGCTCCGCCATACGCATCTCCGCCACCACCACCGCCACCGGCATATGCTACATTAGCCCCTGATAATGTTGAATAAAGGCCATCGGCTCCGGTATTTTCATATGTCGTTCTAGAGCGGGGAGTTCCTGCGCCACCACCGCCGCCGCCGCGGGCGTTGACGCCGGGAGCAGCCGATCCATCATAACCTTGTCTTGCTGCGTTGATATAAGGACTTGCAGGGTAAACACCATATCCGCCGGAACTACTGACACCAGTGCCAGTATTAGTATATCCACCACCGCCACCTGAACCACCGTTACCGCCAGTTCTGTCTGCGCTTCCATATTGGTATCCACCACCACCGCCACCACCGCCATAACTAGTTATAGATACTAAACTTCCTGATATTGATGTGTTTGATCCTTGACTGCCAGCAGTGCCTGGTTGATAGGCAGGCGATGTCCCAGCATTTCCACCTGCGCCTATTGTTACAATATATGTTTCTCCAAAAGTCAGTTCTATGCCCGAACCTGTTAAAAAGCCACCACCGCCACCGCCGCCGCCTGAGGCTTGTTGGCCTACACCTATATCTTGTCCGCCACCACCGCCACCACCGCCGGCAACTGCTAGGTAGTCAACTAGAAGTGCAGTAGGGGGAGCCTCTATTTGAAAGCCGCCGCCGCTAAATGTTACACCTGAAAATATTGGCATGATAATATTCCTTTAAAATGTTATAGAGTCAAATAAATTTTTCCGTCGTACAGAGGACTTCCTGAATTTCCTCTAAGAGGATCTGCAACTAAGCCCGGAGTTGTGCCGCTTCCACCATACAATGTTCCGTTGCTTACTAGTGAAGGATGAATGTATCCTGATCCGCCGCCGCCACCGCCTGGATAATTGTTAACGCCTGCTGCGCTACCACCACCCCAATAGCCACCGCCACCAGCACCACCCCAATCGCCGCAAAAAAATGGGTTACCGCCAAGTAATGCCTGACCTGTGTTACCGTAGCAATTAAAATCAACAAAAGCTCCTCTAGCACCGCCGGCTGATTGTGTACCACCACCACCTCCGGCACCGCCTCCGGCACCGCCACCGCCTGTGAGTCCACCGCCTGCACCACCTGCACTATCTGCCCAACCGACAGAATATCCAACACCACCTCCACCGCCTGCCATTATAATTGCATTTGCTTGTAGTATACTTGTAGTAAAGATACCACTATATTGACCTGAGGCTGCCTTTGATGGTGAACTGCTGGCTGCTCCCAAAATTTTCGATCCCACTACAAATTTGTAGGTTATGCCTGCTACAAAACTAATAGTTCCTACAGATGCACCACCGGCACCTGCATTATCATCGTTTCCACCTGCTCCCCACATTTTAGTAGTCATCGTAATATTTGAACCAGGAACAATATCATATGTATTTGCGGTAGATAGAGTTAGAGGGCCATCTTGCTGCATGTCCCAAGTGTAGGAACTTTGTCCAGATGGTGTTATTGATAATAAGTATTGTGGCGGAGCAGTAAATGTAATTCCCGCGCCTATTGTAAGTCCTGATCCAAATGTTGGCATGTTATTTACCTGCTAATCTTGTAATACGATCAAGTAAAAGTTTATCTTCATCATAATTTATACTTTCACTTGCACCTACTAATTTTCCTACTGCGCCTTTTGGTCCTACTTTTTCAGTTGGGCCTAATTGTCCTGCACGTTTTTGATTTGCATCTAAATCTTCTGATACTTCTTCATCTTCTTCGTTAAATTTATCTTTTACCCAAGCGCCTGCATTTTTTACACGATTAACAACTGGACGTGATTGTAAGTTATAACCATATTTTGTATAACCCATATCCGTCATTTGTTTATCTGCTGCACCTTGTTGTGCTTGATAATTTGCTTTGGCTTGTGCAGGTGTTATCGCTAGTTGTCTATCAACTTCAGCCTTTGATTCTGGGTCCAGTGCATCATACTGCTTTTTAAATTCTTCTGGATTACGTTTTTGATCTGCTTGAAGTTTGCCTGGCATGTCTCTGTAATAAACTTTATTAAGGTCTCTTACTGCGCCGCCCATAGCAGGCATCATTCTATCAATACCTCTTGCTAATAGTTTTGTTTGATCTATATTGCCTTCTTTATCTGTAGCATATTTTAAATCACTTTGCATACCTTTATCTTTTGCTAATCCAGCAGCGTTTGGATTATTTTGCATCATAGTATCAAACTCTTGTCTAGACACTTTCATGTCGCCGCCTTGCTTTTGCATTTGTGCGCTTTGTTGGGCAGTATTTAAATTGTCAATATCTTCCGCCACACCCTGCTTGTGATGTGCGTACAGTGCGTTGTCTGCATCTCGTCTACTGGTAAATTTTTGTGGACTTAATTTATTACCATACTTAAATCCAAATTTTCCATCTTTATATTGAACAACTGAACCGACTGTTCCAGTTTTAAAATCATTTAAATTACTTATTTCTCTGTAACCTTCATCTTGTTCCTTGATTTTTTTATACTCACCTGCAGGAACTTCATATGGTAATTTTTTAATTTTTGGTGTACCATCACTTGGTTTTATCTCATGTGGGAGAGTTTTAATTTTTGGTGTTCCATCATTTGGTTTTATTTTATATGGTAGTGTTTGCAAGCCAGGCAAGCTAGATTCATCTATATTATCATCTGTCTTATCTCTAGCTGCTTGTTCTGCTTTCTTGCGATTTTGTGATACGAACTTAACACTGACACCTAAATAATCTGCCAAATCTGCATCTGACATTTTTTCTATTGGTGCATCTCCGCTACCAGCTTCTTTAATGCCATGATGTAATCCTTTTGCTTTTTTCTTTATTGAGGCTTTTGTTGCTCCAGGATAATAATAGCGAAAATCTTCATCTAAATCAAATGCATCAAGATTTGACTTAACTGTGTTTTGATTATGTTTTAGTGTTTCTGCGCCTGGTGCTTCAGTTAAATCGTCACTGATATCTAGTTTATCTAATAATATCTGTGCAACATCATCATTGTTTACTTCATAGCCTTCATCAGCCATTAAACTTTCATATTCATCTATAATGCTATAGATGTCATTACTGTTTAAACCAGTTTCACCTTTTAAACTTTGAAAAATAACTTCGGCTACTTCATTACTGTCTGCCATTTTTTTTAAGCCGACATCCTCTTCATTAACGCTAACATCTTCTGCGCCACCTTCGCCTGCGTTGCCTGCAGTATCACCATCTGTTTCTTCACTTGCTTCGCCGCCGTCGCCACCTTCAATTAAACTTTGTGCCCATTCGTCTAATTCTTTAACTTCATTCATTTCGTTTAAGTTCTTTGATAAACGACTTAATATTGGTAATACACTTTCAATACGTGGGTCTAGTGTTTCTCTTACGAATAATTCGTTTAATGAATTTTCATCTGACTCTTCGTTTAATACAGGTGTATAACTTTCAAAATACTTGACATAGCCTTTATGCGTGGTCATTCTACTTAAAGTTTCACGTAAGTTATTATAATGATTAACACCTTCATTGACTAAACGTTGTGCTGATTCGTTAAACTGACCATTCTTTGTGGCACGAACAAATCCTGCCATTTTTTGATATTCTTCTACTAATGTAGTAATGTGTTTTGCTTTATCATCGTATGGTGTACCGCCTTCTGCGATATGTCTAGCGAAAACTCTTGCTAAACCAGGACGATTGGTTGGCAATAAGAATCTTTCACCATTAGCATTTTCTACAAAAATTCGTGCGACATTACGAAAGCGTTGTTCACCTTCTTCAAGTTGACGAGTATGCTGAAGGATAATTTTCACAGTAGGAACATTATCACTATAACTTGATTTTTTACCTAGAGGATAATAACCCTCTTCTAGTTGTTCTTTCTCTTTCATAATCGTCCTCTTTTTCATATCGTGTACTAATTGGCCTTTGTTTGTCTTTAATTCAAAACCTGCGTTCTTATCGCGCTTCCAACCACGTAATAGATTGAAAAATGTCTCAAATTCTGGGCTTTTCATCAATGCAGGATCTATCCAAAGCACAATGTTCTTTTTATCTTCTGCACGATTCTTCTTTAGTTCTATACCTAACCAACCTTGACCCGCTGATATACCGTTTTGATCTTTTAATTCAAAACGTATCACATCACTGTCCTCAGGGTTAGGAGTTTCTTTACCTGTACTATCCAATCCTTTAGGATCATAACCCCTGCTTTCAAGCATGTCATAGAGGGCTGATTTTAAACTTTCTAAACTTACGGCCATAGTAATATTTAGTCCAAAAGACCTAACTCAATACAGCAAAGAAGGGTAATGGCTGTATGATTTCGTCATGGTCACGCATTTGATTTCCTAAATCATAATGGAAATCTGTTAATTGCTGTAGCATACGTACAATTAATAATGTAGCCATAACCAAATCATCAGTATCTCCGACTTTTGCCGCATAACTACCACCGGACGCAACAAATGACTTGAGTTCGCTAATTAGTGATCTACTATGTAATTTCATTTTTTTGCTTTCTAATAAGGTCTTGAATTTAGCACAAGCAGTCAATTTGACCTTATGGCTAGTGTTGAATCCCTTGCGTTTTTTGCCGTACTCGCTAAAGAATATTCCTGGAATATTACTTTCTCCAAATTCATTTAGTGATATTAGTGCTGCTTCACCAATACTGTTGTTTTCTAAACTATAATATAGGTTGTTAGGCTCACCTGTGCATTCTACAATATATTTGTTTATCTCGCTAAGTAACTTGATCTGCTGAGGTATCTCGGTCTTGTTGTGTTTCCACTCACCGACTTGGGTAGTTGTATTCGCTTCAAAAATCTGTATGGCAGCAGGGTCACTTCCTGTACCAAGACTTGGATCAAGACCTACTACGTAGATGTTACCCTTTTCAGGCTTCTTATACCAACGCACCTGCCCCATGCGATTGATAGGTTCTACCCCTTCTAGTTGAATTAAAGTATTAGGATTGATTAGTGTTTCATCGGCAATGATGAATTCGCAACCAATTTCACGATTGAAACGATCAAGTCCTAATTGACTTTTCATTTCTTCAGCCCACTTCTCATCACGTCCAGGCTGTTCATTCCAATATGATCTATATGCTTTGAATCCGTTGACACCTACATCTGTCTTGTTACCAAACTCATCTTCAGTTTTATTAGCACCCTTCCATATCAATGCGAACTGATCTTCGTCACTGTTTGGGGTTGAGGTAATGATAGCCTTACCACCTGTTGACAATGTTGGAGTAATAGATGTCCAAAACTGCTCTGCGATTGATGGTCTTACGAACGCGAATTCGTCAAGATATAACAACGAGATAGACATACCACGACCAGTATTTTCAGTTGTCGTGGCTGATACGATACGGCTACCATTCTCAAAATCTAAACTGCCTTTGTTATAAGTAGTCACACCTGCTTTGATATGCATAGGACAGTTTTCATAAGCGTAACGAATACGTTGCATGATTTCTTGTGAACCGGTATACTTGTGTGCTGCTATAAGAATCGTACTGTCTGGCACAAACATAGCATACCACAATAGATATCCTGCAGCACTTGTTGACTTGCCGCTCTGACGAGGCATAAGTGCTATTGAATAGCGATAATTATGATATGTGTGAATAAGTCTTTCTTGATAATCATAAGGATGATACAACATGCTACCACGTGTAGGATGTTGTATGTAAAAGAAGTTATCCATAAAATATAGATAACCTGTTTTTGGATCACAACACTTAACAAAGTCATCTAACTCTTTTTGAGTTTTGAAAACTGTTTTGACGTAGGGGCTTTTTATTAATGTATCGGCTTGTGCCATACAAATATTTAGACTACAAATCCAGGCTTGTAAACTGTTTTACCCTTCTCTGTAACAGCAGTGAGTTTCTGCTTACGATTAGCACCTTCTGCGTAACTAGCATGTACCCAACCACTGTTAGGTCCTTCTTTTGGATCATAGAATTCTAGTATGATCTGATCGAACTCGCAATTCTCACTCACCCATTTTGCTAATTCAGGATTGGGCAATCCATCAATTTCAAAATCTACGGCCTGTCCATTGCAATGCTGAGACTTGCTGCTTCCTCCGACGGCAGCGTTAAGAGCGGGGCCGCGATAGCCACTGTTAATACGAACAGGCTTGCCAAAATGATTGCGAACTGGCTCAAGTATTTTCTCACAGACAAGTTTGAGATTTTTTGCGTGTGCTGGTCCTGGTGTGTTGTCGATACGTTTTCTAATTGCTGTGTCACTTTTTGTAAACTCACTAAGTTTGAAATGTGGGCTAAGTTGCATGTCAGGTGTAACTACAAATGCAGGTGCGCTTGGTGCTGTTGCTTGAGGTGCTGAAACTGCCACTACGGGTGCTGCCCCCGCTGTCCACATAAAGTATTTTTTTGTTTTCTCGCTACGATCAGCAAGACCGTGTGTGCCACCATTGATCTTTTTAGTCAATGATAATATTGCGCTGTCTGTAATACCTTGATCGCAAATAGCCCATAACTTATTTCTTTCAAAGAAAAACATTGCTGACTCAAAGGCTAACTCTGTAGCAACAATGTCTGGATTGCTCATCACATCTGGACGATTACAATACTTTGCGAATGCCGCGTAGTTATCTTTACCAGTCAATTGTAATGCGCCACGACCACGATAACGCCATCCATCACCACTACTTTCTGGACCATTGCCCATGCGACTTGCGTATACACGGTTAGCAATCTTTTCTGGCTGTCTAGCATAACGATTTGCTGTTGCTAAATCTGGGAAATACTTTTTGAATATTCCCATCAATCCAGCAGCATTATAGTTTAGATTTTCAGTGAATGCTTTGTATCCACCTGTTTCATGTGCTGTTTGAGCAAAGAAATGTGCTGCTCTAGCAGGTGACAGTTTATAATATGCCATCGCTGCTTTGAATGTGCCTGGTCCCCAAGCACCATCGGCTGCTACGCCAATCTTTGCCTGTAAACTTTTCAAACTCATTAGGCTATTTCATCCTCATCAAGTTCCAATGGTTCCTTGTGTGGTTCTAAACCTGGCTCTTCTTTCTTTTCTGGTTGATCGCTGCTCTTACCTAACATGATACCTGACAATATACCTGTCAAGAATGTTGCGATAGGAGTAATCAACTTGAAGAACTCAGCATCATTTGGACTTTGATAGCCAATTGGTTGAGTGACAAATATTAGTGAATATAGAATGACAAACACAATGCCAACTAGGCAAAAGGCTAATGCCAAACCAATTGCGACTTTCATTCTTACCATCAATTCTGATTCTGTATATCTCTGTGACATAAAAACCTCTTACTTTACGGCAGCGTTATGTGCTGCGGTATCAACAACTGTATTCATAGACAATGGTTGTTCATCTTCCATGCTTGGCGGAGTTCTGGCTGGTTGTTCAAACTCATCACCTTCTGGATCCATTACAACTTCTTCTTTTGGCAACTCCATCTTATTCTTTACATTGAATATGCGTTCCTCTTCGCCCTTACCCTTGTAAGAAACTTGTTCAAACTCTTGAGGAGCAGCACATCCACTATTACTTATTTCATTTTCATCATCTTGTAAAGAATTGTTTGACGACTCATCTTCCATATTAGATTGCTGATTTGTTCCATATTCTCTACTACCTGCAGGGGCCAGTACATCACTTGTGCAAGTACCCTCTGCCTTACATACATCATTATTACATTCTAACTTACCCCAATTTGCCGGGTCTTGACAAGGATAACGATAATGTCCCTCGCAAGAACCTAGGAAAAAGAATATTCCAACAACGGGTAAGATATAATATATCTTCTTCATAAAAACTCCATTAACTTATCTGTTGCCATTGTACAGCAGCCAACGCATTTTGATTAGTGCCATCAGTAGCAGCCATGATAACAAACTCGTACATAGTATTAGTAAATGGATCACGCACTAGTTGATTCTCAAATGTAATCTCTTGATTAGATGGACTGCTTACACTTTGATTTGATGCACGAATAAATCCTTCATCAACTACATCACCGCTTACTAATGCTGTTGGTTCTATATTGTATTCTACAGGACTATCTGCGCCTGCTGAAGTCCAACTACCACCTGAAGTTATCGCTCTGCGAATTATCTTCCAAGCATATAGATCGTTTGAACTGACGCTCAAACTCCATGTTGTTGGTATCACTATAGCATCTGGCATAGTGCTTTTTAGTCTTATTGAAAATACAGGAACATAACTATCATCGTTAGGTAAATCTACTGCTTGACTAAATGTATGTCCTGCACTCTTTGCTTGTCCTGATAATTGATAACCACCTTCTGATATCACAGTGCTACAAATCTGTCTAAGGTTACCTGCAGGGCCTGTGCTGATCAACTCATAACGCACAGGTAGATTTGCGGTGCCCATGTATGTGTTGACATTGCCTGATTCATTAGCATGATGGAATGTATGACATACAATGAACTGACCATTGATGACGAAACCTGTTCTTACGCTACCAACACCTAACCATTCAATGTCCATCCAGAATATTTGATCTCTGTCAACATTCAATGCTATGCCTGATGGATTGTTAGCACCACCTAAACCAGTCAATCTGTCACCGTTCCAACTACTTTGCGGAACTGTCTCATAAGTCAATGACCCAGTGCTGCTTGAGCGTATGACCATGTTCTTTGTAATGCCATTGACTTCAAAATATATACCGTTCTCATCATTGAAATAACCAACACGCTGTGTCAATCCTGCTGTTGGTGTGTTACCACAGAATGTGTTCAATACTAATAAACTTTTGCCTGGCTGATAACTAAATGTCTTTGTTGTCTCACGATATACAGCATCACCTGAAGTTCCAACAGTCATGAGGAATGTGCTTGAGTTTGCGTTATACGCTACATTACCACCTGCTACTAGATTGCTTGCGAATTGTTCATGGTCATAATACATGGCTCTTGTATCAAACAATGTATATGGATCGCTGACACGCAATCTACCAAATGCGTCTAAGTTAGTGCCACCTAAACTGACATTGGCAGTACCACTGATTGATACATTGCCCTCTACGATCCATGGATCAGTGCCCTGTGTGACATTGACATTACCTGTGATAGTGTCAACTGTAATGATGCCACCTTCTACTGTTACAGGGAGAGTGTTTCCTGATATATCGACATTACCAAAACTATCTATACCAACATTGCCTATGCTGATATTAGCATTGCTTATGTCAATCTGTGCGTCAGTGCGTACATAGACATTACCCGTAGTTTCATTTAGAGCGAGGGCCTGCGTGATATTGCGTAAATACCAAGGACTTACATTTGCTGGTTCCGGATAAGCCATAAAAATACTCTCATAAAAATCAATCTATGAGAGTATTTATCGTTTTTGGGCTGGTTATTTGATGTCTAACGGACGATCTTTAACCGCTACTGCGCAGAAGTATTTTTCCTTAAATTCTTTTAAAGTTCCGTCTTCATTTGTGACATTGGGTATGCCAATACCGAACTCTACTGCTTGGAAGACTTCAAGTTTAAATCCGCATCTTTGTAATAATGCGATAAGTTGAGTTTCTCCTAATATGCTATAGTGATTAGGATTGAACTCATGCTTTCTGTCGCAATCTGGAGCAGGTACTTCGATATAGATCCGTGATCCTTGCTTTAATATGCGATTATATTCCATCAAACTAAAGATAGGATATGGGCTATGTTCAAGCGCCTGGCGCAAAAAGATGAAGTCTACACTTTCGTCATAATACCCGTCTTTTTGCGGAAGGAAACTGATATCATACTTCTTGATCGTATGCCCTTTATCTTGGCATATTTTGATATCACCGGGACTTAGTGTGATACCGGTCAAATCAGTGTATCCGCGATTTCGCATCTCGTCTAGGAAATAACCAGGACCGCAACCTATATCTAGTATCTTAGCGTCTTTGGGTATATTAAGTGGGTCGATGTACTTCTCAACTACTTTTGTAGTCAGACCCTGATGCATGTTGCTATTACCCTCATCATAGATATGAGCAGTATACAGCCATTCGTTATAAAGTTTAAGTTTTACAAGATCAAGTGTTTGATTGATATCGATTAAGTCCTTCATATAATTTCCTGTGAATAGTAACAATACTTATACAGGAGAAAGACTATCAATATTTTTTATTTAAATCCCTTGAAAGGCTTTATTGGACTTGTGATATTAGT